ACGGCAGCGATGGCGTGTTGCGCGCGGACCCGATCGAGGATGGCAAGACTTTCCCCGATGAGGCGACGGCGCTCAAGGCTTACACGGCGTTTCTCACGCGCTGGACCGAGAGCCACGTCGAGACGAACGGCGTGACCGGCGAGGACGAGCTGGTGGAGGAGGGCAATACCCTCGTGCCGGAAGCGCCACCAGATCCAAATCGCCCGACCACAGCCGTCGACGACGATATCGGCGCCTGGTGATCAGCAACGGCCTATGACCGTAGGCCATCGGATATTCAAGGTGGCCTCGCTACAGTTTCTGAAAAAGTCGTAGGGGTCAGGCGGAGGTTGCAGGATGTTAGTCGACATTCTTAAAAGCACGCTGCCGGCACCATCGCGGCCACATTGACGCGGAAAGCCGCCCTTGAGCTCTGTTGGATTACCTGGGGGCCAAGTTTGCTGGCCGGATTTCAACACGAGCCACCAGCCGATGTATCCGCCATTCACGTCTTGGACTGCGGAGCCGCCATAGTTAGCGGTCCATTGCAATCCAACGACGTTTCCTATTACGACGGTTTGGACCGTCAGGTTGCTAATAATTGTTGTCCAGTCCCAACTTGGCCGGCTTAGGTCGTGGGGAAGAACGAGGTTGAGGAAGACGAGCTGAATACCGGGACCGTCGTCGGGAGGCTCTGACGACCATTGAGTTATCCCGTCCGGGTTGTTTTGCGAAATCTGCACATTTATGCAGTTTGCTACATCAGCCATGACAATCTCCGCCGGGGTTATTTCCCTCAACATTAGATGATCCAGATGGGTATGCAATCGTTTAAAACGGGAGAGGCGGCCGACACGTGATACCGATTTTTCACACACGCAGCCTTTTAGCCCTAGGCGACACCCCACGGGACTAGGGTGCATGGGCCGCGCCACTCCCTCACCACCTCCTTGCCACTCCCGCGCCGGCCTAGGTCGTCGCCACCCCTCCTGCACCTGGCCCAGCGCCTAGCCATTTCCATCGCCGATACCCGTCACCAACCGGCACTTCCCTTACGCGCCGTGCTATTCGCGCGCACCCGCGCCACGCATTCGTAATCAGCGAAAACCGCCTATTCTCCCGCGCCGGTTCCCGCAGACACTCCAACAGTCAGTTTTTAATATTCATACATCGCAGCAAGCAACGCGATACAGCAAGAGAGAAGCGGTTCGGGGGATTCAGCGATCACTGTTCACTGTCCTCGAATCGCGGTTCAAACTAGAACTGCTGCGATAACACACCACTAACTTTTCGGAGAAACAAAATGGCACGCAAAGTCAACATGAGCACCACCCTCGCAATCGAATCGAACAATGTGGACGAGAACGCCGTCCTGAATGACCTGATGCTGGAACTGGGCGTTGAAACCGAAGTCGAGGCCGGCGCACCCGACGAAATCATCGAAGAGTCGGTCGGCGACGAGGCCGCGGTCGAGCCCGAAGTCGAAGCGGCCGCTGCGCCCGCAGCCGAAGAGGTCGCCGAGCCCGCACTCGAAGCCGAAGCGCACGACGAAGCGACGCTGGATGAGGTCGCAGCAGCCACCGCCCTGCAAGAAGCCACGCAAGCCGCCTACGCCGAAGCGAGCACCACTGCAGCGGTGAGCGCCGCTGACAAGCCCAGCGACGAAACGACTGAGGGCGCAGCCACGGTCGAAGCCGAAACCGACGCGCCGAAGGCGAAGGGCAAGCCGAAAGCCGCAGTGCGCCAGGGGCCGCCGCTGTCCAAGTCGCAAAAGGTGGTCGCCAAGCTGGGCGAGAAAGCGAGCGAGTTCCTGATTCTCGAACTCGCGGACGCGGAGCTGGATGAGGAAGCGCTGAAGGCAAAGCAGGATGTGGTGCTGGCCGAGATCGACGGGCTGGCCAAGAAGGTGGGCGAGAAAGCCACCATCCTCTTCGGTTGGCTGAAGAACGGCGGTTCGCTCAATGAGGTGATGAAGCGCACGTTCGAGGTGTTGGTGCGCGATGGGGAGATCACATCGGGCGCGAAGGGCAACCTGCAGACGAACCTGCTCGCCAAGCCTTATAGCCCTGGCACCGCGGCATCTCAGGCAAATCAAATGTTCATGCTGCTGCCTGCGCTCAAAGTGACTCGCAAGGAGAAGGGCCGCATGGTCGCGAACGAGGACTCGCTGCTGCTCGCAAAGGCGAAGGCTGAACTCGGTCTGTAATCGGGGCGAGGGGCGCTGAGCCCCTCCACTACGACAAGCGCATGCGATGCGTGCGCTTCTCCTATTGACCCACTTGAAACGAGGAAATGATGGATCTGTCGAAGCTGAATAGTCTGAGCACCGACACGCTGCGCCAAATGAACACCCACATCGTCAGCCTGCTGCGCCAGCGCCAGTCGCAAACGCAGTTCGAGGCGGGCTCCAAGCTGCGGATCGGCCAGAAGGCGACTTTTGTCTCAAGGGATGGCCGCAACGTGACGGTGTTCGTGGACAAGATCAACGTCAAGACCGTGAACTGCACGGAGGTTGGGCCCGATGGAAAGCGGATGCCGACGCTCAAGTGGAGAGTGGCGCCAAGCTTCCTGAAGCCCGAGCCGATCGCGGCGAAGGGTTCGAATCGGCCGAGCACGGTGGCGCAGGGTGCCACCTGGTAGGAAAAAATTAAGGCGTTGGAGGTAGCGCTTTGTGCTGTTTTACCTCCGAAGTGTGTGTTGTTTTTGGGGCGCTTTGGCGCCCCTTTTTTTAATTCAGTCGATACGACGCCAAGGCGGAAACGGGTCTGTCCGAGATGACCAAATAGTCCCCGAGCGGCAAAAGGACATAGAAACAGATCGCTAGCTCAAACAAATCAGGAAGGTCTACGACCGGCTCCGTGGGATCGTTGAACGATACCCTTAAAGCCACCGCTGCCGAGCGGGCGAACGGATACGCGAGACGCGCTCGATTTGGCCACTGCGGCCTGTCAAGGGGGCCCAAGAGCTGAACCGTTGACGCCGGCGCCTTGTAATAGTGCCAATCTGCCATGAGGTGCGTTGGGCCGGTCGGTCTAATTCCCTTCTCGATAGTCGCTCAGCCACGGCAGCTCGAACGGCGACATAACGAACGTTGAGCCATTATTGCTCTGCTTCCACGCGAAGCCAATAGCGAAACTATTGCTATCAGGATCGGGCAGGGTGAACACGATCGGACCCAAGGCGAAATCTCCTTCCCAGCCGGCCGCGGTCGCGTCCGTCTTTGCGTGTTCGAAGAGATCCATCAGACCATCCGCCGACAGTCCGCCATATTGATACATTGGATTGCTCTTCTCACGCTCCGCAACAAGCGCCTTCAATTTTTCGACCGATGGGCTCAATTCCCACTCCCAGTCGATTGGGCCTGCTGCGTAGACTGCGTCAAATTTCATAATTCGCTCCTCGTTAGCTCGTTCAAGATGCCACAGCCTGTTAACGGCCACGGGTGAAGGCTCCTTTAATGGGGTCGCTGGCCTGTGATCGGAGTGTCAGTCAGTGCTGAGCTACGTGTGAGCAGCACCTACCGCACACCAGCGCTGACCAATGTAGCGCGCTAGTAGTGGGAAAGTGCGCGTTTTTTCGAAAATATTGCATCGAAGGCTATTGCGAATAACAGTCAGTATTGAGTATGATAGCCGCATACGTTCCTGCACCGTTGCAAGATAATAAATCTGTCGAAAACAACAGAGAAGCGAGCCCACAGATGGCACAGGTTTTCAAGGAATTCACCAACAACGCCGTGCGCAAGACGGTGCGCCTCGAAGTCGGCTTTGACTGCGGCGCACTTGCCTATCACAGCGTCACCACCGTCACCACGCCGCAAGATCCTGCCGAAATGAAGCACTACGACAGCGCGGTATATGGCCCGTCCACGAACGGTTACGGCAACGCGCACGAGGAATTCAAGCGCCGCGTCCTTGCCTTGATCTGAGGAGAGATTCGATGAAACAGTTTTACGCACCCAATGGCTTAAAGATCATCGGCACGGCCGATACCGTGAAGGCGGTCGCCAACATTTCGGGCTGGGAAGAAAACGGCGAGCCGATCTACGCAGGTGGAAGCGACGTGGATTGGGACAGTCAGACCAACCGCACCACGTTCGTCAACGGCGAGGAGACGGCCATTGTCGTCGATGAGGATGGCGAGGAGTGGCCGAAAGCCGAGTGCGTGCTGCGCGAGGACGACACCCCGGAATGGGACGAGGACGAGAACCTCACCGCCGACGCCCTCCAAGCCAAGCACAGCCCCAACGGCGATGGCGAACACCCCGTCTACACCCGGTCCACCTGGCGTGAGGCGGTCGCGCTGGAACACACGGCGCTTGGTTACTGGGTCTGGATCGAACAGCAGTTCGAGGACGCGGCCGCACATTCGGGCGAAGAGGGCTGACATGCACCTGACCAAACGCGAACGCCTGAATCTGCAGTTCACCGCCACGCAGCGCGTGACCCGCAACAATTTGCGCCTGGCACCGCGCCGGCCACCGACCTACGCCCCGGAGCAATCTGAAGCGATCAAGGGCCACTTTGGCGGCAAGTGCAACCGAACGGCCTGCACGGAGACTGGCGAGGACGTGAAGTGGTGGAACCGCTACACCTATGCCTACTACTGCTCGGACTGCCATCGCCTGATCGGCCGCGCGAACCCAGAAATCACTCTGTTCGATCCAGTCGCGCACGTCGCGCACGGTCAACCGGGAACATCGTCGGGCACCGCAGCACCCAGCAACTAACCCCTCGATTCAGTCGAGACAATACACATATCGAAACCGCGCGACAAAGCGCACAACAAGAGGAGCTTCACACATGAAAACCGAAAACATTCTCGCCGCTCTGATGGCAACCGCAGCCGAAACCGCACGCTGGGAGTCGCGTGTCCAGTTGATGCAGCGGATCGGCGCCCCGAGCGAAGCGATTCGCGCGATCCAGTCGCAAGCCGCCAACAACGAAAAGATCGCCTGTCTGATTGCCGAGTCGCTCACGACCGACGCATCCGACGCGATCGAGCAGGGAATGGAAACGCTGCTGGAAGGCGTGGCTATCTTCGCAGCATTGGGCAGGGACGTTCGGCCGGCCATCCTCGAATCGTTCAACCGGGTCGCGGCGGTGAAATACCCGCCCCACACGGATGAACAGCCCAGCAAGACTCGCGAGGAATTCATGGCGTCGTGGAAGGAGGGCCGCGACGAGCAGGGTTTCCAGGAACTCAAGGAAATGGCAGCGCAGCCCGACGCCAGCTTCGTTCCGCAGGGCGTGTTTGTGGTTCGCGGTAGCAGCGAGGCTGAACTGGCTGAGGGTGTGAAAAACCTGCTGGCCGCCATCTTCGCAACGGCGTCAGCAAGAACCCGCCGGCAGCACCGGCCCACTGACCTGTAGGTAGACAAACGTGCAAGAAGTTGCACATTTCCAGCAACTTCTTGCATCCACCCATTTGATCTACTAGGAGATAGAGATGATCCCCCGTGACCAAGTGATTGCGGCGCTTAGCGCGCCCACCGGCTACGCGAGCCAGAAGAAGCGTTTGCAGATCGTTCAGAGCACGCCCGGTTCGGCGAGCGCATCGTGGCGGACTTCGATTACTCTCGGTTCAGAAAAGCCGCGTAGTATCATGGTGATACAGGGGGCAGATATGGCGATTTCGTTTATAGGTAAAGTTCAGATGCTGATCGGCGACGAGCCCTTTGACGTCATCGAACAGGAGGACGGACGCCGCTTCGTCATGGTTCCACTCGAGGATTACGAAAGCGTGAGCGAAACCGCGTATCTGCTGAAGAGCGACGAAAATGCCGAGGACCTTGCGGAGAGTATCGGCTGGCTAAATCACAGTGCCGGCGGGGCACCGTTCGACGCCCCGGACGAAGTTCAACCGGACGAAGCTGAAATTGTCAAGGTTACGGTCGAGGACGAGACACCGCGTGGGGTGATACCGAAGGACGCTCGAATCTATTCTAAGCTACTCGCATGGGCGGAAAAAACCGTCGATTCGCCTCAAGGGCTCACTTCCGATGACCTTGATCACTTCCGCTATCTGGTCGTCGGTCAAGTCTTGCCGTCACTACTTGAGCCCGTCCCAGAAACATCTGATAGCCGGCAAGATCGGCGAGCAGCGATAGTGAATACTCTGGTTTATGAGCCTGACATCCTGCTCTCAAAGTTGACTTCCGGACTCGTGCCGGCAGAGCCGACAACTCGCATCAACAAAGAAAAGGCGACGTCAAAATAATGGCGCGAGGAATCCTGTTTTCCCCAAAGGCCTGGGATGATTTTCTTTATTGGCTTGAGCAAGATCCCTCGATTACGAAACGGCTGACTGAGCTCCTCAAAGAATGCCAGCGCGATCCCTTCAAAGGCTTGGGCAAGCCCGAGGGCTTACGAGGCAACTTTAAGGGTTGGTGGTCACGACGGATCAATGATGAACACCGACTCGTCTATGCCGCGCGCGGCGATTTTATCGAAGTGGCCCAATGCCGCTACCACTACGCCAAATAATCAAGGCCGTTGGTCAGTGATCAGTAACGAGCGCCCGGCAACCCCGGGCGTTTTTCTTGCGCCTAAGATTGAGTCTTCAATCGAAATCGGGGTGTTTTATGTGTGGTCGCGTCTCCCGCGCACGGCCGGGTCTTGAATACGTGGTCCCGCTCATGCCCGACGCCGTGTATCCGGACGATCTCTTCCGCCCAAGCTGGAACGTGGCGCCCGGCACCAAACAACCCGTGATCTTCCCTGACGGGCCGAGGCTGGAGCATTGGGGCTATCGGCCGGCGTGGGCTGTCGCGCGAAAAGTGCCCATGATGATCAACGCCCGGCTGGACAAGGCGGGCACCTCAACCTGGAAGCGCATGTGGAAGAGCGGCCGCTTAATCGTGCCGGCAGACGGCTGGTATGAATGGGTGCTCGAGGAGGGCGCCAAGCAACCGTATTTCATCCAGCCGATAGATGGCAAGCCGCTGTTCTTCGCTGGTCTCTCGACTATTCCGCCCGGCGGCGAACATCACGATGGCGACGGCTTCGTGATCGTGACGGATGCCTCGGACGCCGGCATGCTCGACATCCACGACCGGCGTCCGCTTGTGCTGAATGCCGAGGAAGCGAAGCAGTGGCTGGACCCTGAGACTACATTCGAGGAGGCAAACCACCTGGCGAACACCGTCTCCACGCCGATCGAGGCGTTTCACTGGTTTCGTGTGAGTAAAGGCGTGAACAAGGTAGGTAACGATGAGCCGGCGTTCAACGAGCCAATAGCCGGGAAACAATGACCTGTCGCTAGCGCTTTAGCCAGTAGCCCACCAATGAGCCGAGCGCACCGTAGGCCCAATCTTTTTGGCCTTGGTCAGAGTCTGCTTTGACCACAACCACGTAAAGCGCGGCGATCAGGATCACCACCGTGAGTAAGCCTTGCATCATCGGTCTCAGATCAATGCCGGGCTTCCTACTCAGGGTGTTCAACCGGACGTATTGGTCGATCCGGTCCTCCTCTTCAAGCTCATTAAATATGAATGTCTCAGCCTCAGGATCATCAGGCTTGACATCTTCCAACGCTTTACCCTTTTCTTGGAACCTCCTGTCCTTTTCTTGGATCGAGAAATACCAGCCAGAGAGAAATAAAACCGCCACTCCGACAATCGACACCACGAGACTAACCGCTGTCCAGTCCATAACCGCCTCCCGTTAAGCGATTGTTCCGAGTGTGGTTGCTGAGTCAAGCCTACAGGTGAAGATGAAACTGCGAAAGCCTGATCGTGGCAAACTGCCGTTCCATACCAATTGGAAAAGCGTGATTAATGGCAGCGTCTCAGATTAAACCGCTTGCACGCGCACGGGCGCTCATATGGGCGGGGCGCGCTTATTTGTTCGCCTGCGCGGGTCTGCTCGTGTTCGCGATTGTCACACCGTGGTGCTGGCAATGGTCGGAACGCTCTATCCGCAGCAGCAGCTTTGCACTGCAATTCTGCGGGCTTTGGATCGTCGTGCAGGGTGTGGCGGACACCCGTAAGCAGTTCGGGCAACGGTCATTGCTTAGCCGTTCCGTTCTTTGGGCTAAAACGGATCTATATGCAGCCATCAAGCAATTGCTCCGTTTCTTACGGATCATAAAGAAGGCTCCCGGAGTCACCATCGAATTGCATGGAGTTCAGGCGCGAGCTACGGCTTCGGGCGTCGGCTACGTCGGCATAGCGCCGGCACCCACCATCGAAGGGCGGGTGGCGGAGCTAGAAAAGCTCGTAACTCGGTTGCAAGCGACTGTTGTGGAAAACCACGTCGATATAACGGAAAGGATCCAGCAGATTAATATCACGGTCGAAAAAGAGCGATCTGATCGACATACCGCCTATGAAGCAATGGGCAAAAAGCTAGAGGCAACCGCTACTGGTGGGCTAGATTTGTCAATGTTCGGCGTTGTCTTGCTCGCCGCGGGTGCCCTTTACGGCGCGTTTCCTCAAGAGATTTCGGATTTCATGATCGGTAGCATCACGCCGCATTGCTGGGGTCCGCTCGCGTCTTTAGCCGAGGGCTTACGCGGCACGCTATAGAAAGCCTGATAGATAAATGTCGGCTCGTAGGATCAGCACTCGGCAGCCCAGATGGCCGGGACGTATTGTCTGGACAATATCGTGCGCTACTCACATGAGTGCGCGGCTGACAGGACGTCAGATCAGAACTCGGTGCCCCTTGACAGGGTTTTGCCCGCCAAAGCGGGCGGTGCAGATGCCGAGCGGGACACGGGCAAGCGAGCCCGACAGCGGCGATCAGGCCGAATTCGGTATCGGAGAGACCTAGCTGAGTCTTCAGCGGAATACCGAGAATCGCGACATCAGCTAGATCGCAAAGCAGATGGTGAAAGCGAAGGTGCTCGACCACAGCACGCGCCAGGCGTGCGGGTCGGCGGTCGAGGTGTCGTGGACGCCTTGGGTGGCTTGAGATTTGCGTGCGGCAGTCATGGAGCTTGCCTGTCGATTGAGTTTGCGTTTGGTGGGGGGAATCGACTGCAAGATTAGGGAATGGGCGTCGTGCCGCCCATTTGCCCGATGGAAGGGCGCGACTCCATGTCGCTCCTCCGGCGGGACTACTCCGAAAGGTGTAAAACTTTGAACTATCGAATGAATGGGCTTAGTGCGGAGACCGACATACCGCATGTGCATCGAAAGAGCGGGTGATACCAGAGGATCACCGAATTATCGGTGTCGTGTCTGCGGAAGCCTTACCCAGCAAGGAAAGGATTTCCCCAAGCCCGGAATACTTCGAAGCAAATCAACAACGCATTTGCATGAAAAAAGATTCGAATAGGTTTAGGATAGTTTTTGGCAATGAAGCGTTGCCAAAAAACAAAAGCCACCCCGAAACGAGGTGGCCTTTGGCCAAACTAGGAATGTCGACTGATCAATCTTGGCGGAAAGTAAGTCGACCTTCCTTCCTTCACACTTTTGTCTGAGGACAAAAATGCAAAACCATCTGTTCTGGGCGAACGTTCTGTTCGCCGCGCACTTTCTGTGTTTAGGCGGTGCGCACCTGATCTTGGCTTTCGTTTCTAAAGGCTAAGATCCGAGCTGGTCGAACGTGCTCAGTGTTCTCATGTTCTGAGTTCACATTAGCACATATAGCGCATTTTGCGCGATTGTCAAATAAAGGCCCGGCTCGTCCGGGCCTTTCTTATAGCTAGAACGCGTGGAGCGCGCCGTCGATAGTGGGTCGGTCGATCAATCAACGAGCGCCGGTTCTTGATCGTCGTCCCGCTTGTTAGTCGGGACCGCGAGCCCTTGCAGTGCCCCGAAACGCGAATGCTGCTCAATCAGGAGCACCCGCGTTTTCTCAATCGCGACCAGGTTGCCGAGGTTCTCTTCCTTCCATGCCTTGAGGATGGAGGTGAAATACACCTCGATTTCGTGAATCACGTTGCGGTTGTATTGGATCTCGAGGAGAAGGCGTTCGACGTCCGGGTTGCCGCGGTATTGCTTCCAGAACCGGCGCATCTCTTTGACATCAACCGGGCTGAATTGGGGTAGCTGTTTGGGCATGGCGCACCCCTGAAATACTGTATGGATGAACAGTATATAGCCTCCCAAACGCGTCTAGTTAGGCGGTAAAAGCAGCCATTCGAAAAGCGTGATGTAAATGTTTGATTTAAAAGGCGTAAATGCCTCTTATAGGGCGAGGCCGTGGGCGACAGAACTATAAGTCAACTATCAGGCCCGTCGAGTTAGCAAACCGCATCAGAACCGAACTAGACGAAGTGCGTCAGGGGCGCATCAAAACGCTCTGCAAACCGCCCTCCAATGATCAGATGAACTCGCAGACGTCTAAACCGGCCGACCGCTCAAAACGTCTCTAAACGCGTCAGTTCTTCCGTTGTTTCAGACGTTCCGTTATGACGGCAATCATCAACGCCAAAATCAAGTAACCAGAAAGTGCTTGGACCGCCGCGACAGGCCGCGCGAGCGGGGTAGGGGTGAAATCGCCATAGCCGACCGTGGTCAAGGTCATGATGCTGAAGTAGAGGGACGTCGGAAGATCATGGCAGACTGGACTGCATTCATTCGCAGGACCGTTTATGCCGAGGAAAGAATAGATACAAGCAAACATGAAAGTGAGGCAAAGAACCTGAAACAGCACTGCTGGGATCGGGACGGGCTCCACTTCCGGCTTTGCGGGACTTAGACCGGCAACGATAGTTCGGGCGGCCCAAAAAACGCTCATACCTGACGAGAAGATGAGCACACACAGCATGCGCACGCTGGGGCTACTACTCCAACTGTCAAATGTCAGTATCTGTCCGTGCTGGAGCGGGCTATGGAACAGTCCTAGGCCAAAAGCCGCCCCCCACAAGACGGTCGTGTCGGCCACCCAAGCGGGGGTCTTCAATATTCTCGTGAGAATCCAATGGGTGATGAAGAAAATGCCCAATGAGAAGATGGACGACGCATCCCTGACTAACTGCACATGGGAAGACGCAAGTCCGGCAAGGAAAAGGTGGAGCGATGAAAAGTAACTGTCGTTCATGTCGGTGAGCAAGCTGTTAGCAGCTAGGAGCGTTTCAGCCAGAAGCCGAGCAGAGTCCCGACCGCGCCGATAGCCCACTTCTGGGTAGCGTCACTGGCATCCGCCTTAAACACGATGATGTAGAGGGCTGCCGCCAACACGACTAGCGAGATCACGATCTGGGGATGCACGGAGGGCCGAGCCGGCCTATCGCCAAAAGTCCACCCGGTGGAAAAGGTGATCCACTGACTTGCGACCAGAACGAATAGACCGCAGGTAACAAGTAGCAGAGCGACGTTCATGACATCCTCGAGCAGAGATCGTGAATGGAGAATACCCGGTAGCGCAGTTCCCGGGTGGGGGACAGCTATGGAGCGACGAAAAATGTCCCGCGCCGCTCAACTCTTACATTTGCCTCCCAAACAGTCTTGACGCCACCAGTCATTACTGACTATTATTCTTCCCGTTGCACGGGCACTCCCCGCCCCAAGACTATGAGACCCCTGCCTGGGTTGTCGGGAAGCAAACAGGCTCGAAGTGATCCCGGCATTGAAGGGGGCCGGTTGTCCAATGAACAGATCGTTGGGCATGAACGTAGCGAGATAGGGGTGACGGTCGAAAGACTGGAGACGGTTTGGGGCTTCCGGGGTTAATAGTCCAGCTACTGATGATCGATTGCTTCCATACATCTGCGCTGAGCTTCACCCCAACCCCTTCATTAGTCGAATTGTAGCTGTAGTAGGTATAAGGCGCGTGTGCGCGAGACCCAAGATCCAAACGCCCTAGGCGTAGCCCCAAACGGGAGCCGCGGCCGACACACCCACGGGATTTTCCCACGGGCCTGGCCTGTATATAGGGTTTTGTCCTTGGTGTAAGAGCCGTGGCCAGTGCCCTATAAGGTTGGCCGTCACCCGAGGGAAAACCCATCTTATAGGGCGGTGCCGAGGGGTTCGGCCTAGGCCGGTGGAGAGGAGAAAGCCCGAGCCGATGCCCACCACAACGCCTTAGTCAAAACTGAATAATGTAATTGCTGCGACGTGCAGCGCTACCGGAACAGCATCATGAAAAAGCTCACCACCCTCATCACGAAGGCCATTGAAATGACCAAGCCCTACGACGTTCCCGCTGACCACGCCTGGAGCCGCCAGTCGGTGTATAGCCGCCAGGACATGCAGCACCTGACAACGGTTCCCAACGCTCAGGCCGTGATGGCCTGGCACACCGGCCTCGACATCCAGGCCGTGCGAAAGGCCGACGGCGTGGAGGCGCTCTTTCTGGCCGGCAAGGAGATCCCGAGCCGCGCACCGGAGCAGGTCGTGTTCTCACTCGCAAGCCAGGATGAGCAGAGCTGCCGCAACCAGGTGAGCTACCTCTTCGGAGTGAAGCTGTGAACCAAGAACACCTCGAATGGGCAGCCGCCCTCGTCATCGTCCTGATCGCAGCGTTTGCCGTCACCTACGGGTGGCTCAAGGTGATCGACGTCACCCTGTGGCTCACGCGGAGCGCGAAGCCCAAGCGTCTACCCACCACGCCGCCTGAGCTCAAGCTGTAAGCTGATAAACAGTCAAAACTGACGCACACATAACCACCACTGAAGAGAACGACCATGAAGACCATTCACCGCGCCTTTGAACCGTCCACCCAAGCTGCTGCACCGGAGAAGGAGCAGTTCAAGGCGATGCGCCCGTATCAGTTGATCGAGTGGCTCGAGGAAGAGCAGGAAGAGGCCGAGATCCGTCACCTGCGCCGTCAGATCCGCTCCAACGGGCGCGTGGGCATGATGGAGATGTATTGAGGGTTGCGGGTGGGACCAGGGTGTCGGAGAACGGGAGAGCCCGCCGACACCCCAGTGGGATTGACGCACGCAGCCTTGGCCAGAAGCCTAGGGCATTGCCCTCGGCAGAGCACCACGGAGGGCAGGGCAGTGGCCAAGGGGCTCGCCTAGGCGTCACCCAAGGACGACGGCTACGGGCGAGCGCCTTGGGGTCCAAAACGGGAGCTGCCGCCGACACACTTAGGGAGTTTTGAGCACCACCCTCGGGAATCGACCTAGGCCGATCGCCTACTGATCCGCTCGCCGCCCTAGGGTGCTCGGAGATGAGGATCATCCTCAGCCTGCCTCGCGTCTAACGCTCCCCGTCGCGCCCGTCAAGCGGACCCGCGCCGATACAACAAAAACACATGCAAAAAAAGAAAACGAAAAAACGTGCAAAACGCGCTTGCACGTCTGAAAAAGACTCTTCATAATTCGTCTTACTCGCTGCAACGTTGCAACGAGACATACAGTCAAAACTGACTAACACACACTTAAAGAGAAAACGAAAATGAACGCACAAGCTAACGCAACGAACGCAGTTAAGGCAACGAAGCGCGCAGCACGTAACAAGAAAGCAAGCGCGCCGGTTGACGGTCTGTCGCAAGTCGAAACGCAAGTCGTTGAAACGCTCGCAGTAGAGTCCACCGTCGAAGCTGCGACGGTCGCAAACGTCACGAGCGCAGAGAAAGCAGAAGCAGCGCAAAGCATGCTGCTTGCTGCGATTCAAACGCGCATCGATAACGCACCGTCTGACAACTTCAAAAAGAACATGCTTGCCGAGAAAAACGCGCTCTCCGGTCGTAACGCGCTGATCGCACTTGAAAAGTGCATCGAGTTAGAAGTGGACTTTGTTGCGCTCGCCAAGAGCTTCGCAGTGGTCGACAACAAAGCGCACGACTATGTGGCAATCTACGCGGCACAGAAAGTCCGTAAAGCTGTGTTTGCTCTCGCGTGCGGTATGTCGTCCGTGTTTGACGGTTACACGCAAGCGATTCTCAAGAATCTCATTAAGCTTGAATCGCTCTCGAATCGCGGTTCGCAAATGTCGCTCTCTAACAAAGTCGTCTTTAGCGAAGATATGCAAACGCAAGCGGTGCGCAGCTTCAAAATGTGCGAGCCGTCTACCGCCAGCACGCAAGCGTCAAGCACGCGTCAAATGTTGCGTTTCTTGAATGTGTGCAATGTCGTGAAGTCGCGCAAAGATGACTCAATTACGCTCACCGACTCGAACGCAGCGAAAAAAGTCGTTTCGATGTTTACTGCGTAACAGTCAGAATTGACGGTTAGAACGTTCTCTAACCGTCTCGCAGAGCTCAGACACACATTGCACGTCTGACGCTCACAAACCGCTCACACACTCTCTAAACGGTTCTCAACATGTTCATTCTCGTTACGCGCACGTTTCACGGTCAGGGCTTCACGTTTCAGCGCACGGTTTATGCATACGTGCAAAAAGACATTGCACGTATTTTGTAAGGCGTGCTAGAGTCTTAATAACAGTCACAATTGACTATCTCAGGAGGGTGCGCAATGTCTTTCGGTCTGTTCTGTCTTCTCGCGATCCTCTCTACTGCGTTGGGTGTTGCTGTCGTCGCGTGCATTGTGGAGCGTAACAGCGCGCAGCAGCAGCGCAGGGATCGAGCACGACGCGCTGCACTCGGACGCGCGCAACGTCGGGCGATTTTCAGCGCATACGGTCGCTAGGGGCGGGATCGCGAAAGTCGAAGTCCTAGACTTTTTGCGGTTCTCGATGGCCCTCCCTTCCTCGTCTTCCACCCCCAAACACCGTCCCTTATAGAGCCAGGCCGCCAGGTCCGCGCTTCCTTATACAGCCGCAGCCCCGCAGCACATTCACGAAATGTCCCCGTCAGGTCGCCATGTTAAATTTGGGGTCTTACCCACGAGGCATATATGCTGGCTCGTCTGAACGCTTATTCCAAAGGCACCTCACGCGATGGGATGCAGACATGGCACTTCGATATCGACGTTCGCGATTCGGGCACGCCTCTGTTTGTTGAGACGATCTCGCTCGAGGCAGTCACCCTGATTGCCGACGCAAACAAGCAGGGTCCGCTCTACCAACTCTGTCGAGCAATCCGCGACGCGGAAGAAGGGCGCTATGAGGCGCTTGTGGGGACCGAGTTCGGCGTCGAGTAGCGTCGAGTCCGCGCTTCCTTATACAGCCGCGCTTCCTATACTTGGTTGTGATCCGACCTGGAGCGCTGACATGGCTGAGCCGCAAAACGACGAACGCAAGGCTGTAGAACCGACGTCGGCAGTTCCAAAGACACGCCGCTTCGCTTGGCTCACTTTTCATTTCTTCGTGGACGTCACGACGCTGCTCGCGTCGATCGCCACCGTGATCGCACTCATTTTCCTTATTCACGATCGCCGCGATCAAGCCAATATTGCCGCGTGGACCCTGTTGCAGACCTATCTGCAACAGGAGCATCGAGCGCAATTTAATCAAGGGCAGAGCTTCGCCCTCGAGACATTAGCGAGTCATGGAATAGATCTCCACGATATTGATGCGCATGGCATTGTGCTTGCTGACACCAATTTGCGCGCAGTAGACGCTGAGGAAGCATCGTTCGAGCATGCGCAATTGGTGGGGGTCGACTTGTGGAGCGCAGCGCTAAATGGTTCCAATTTTAAAAAAAGCGATATGTATTCCTGTAATTGCCGTTACGCCTCATTTTCGAATGCAAATTTGACGGGCGCTTCATTCAGAGGAGGCGATTATCGGGATGCCGATTTTGGATTTGCCGATGTATCAGATATGACATTGGCGGCAAACCAGGTGGACCAAGACGCATTCAGAAACTCATGCAACCGACCGGGACATCCGCCTCACGCCTTTTCGAGCGTTCCTATTGACTCTCCAAAGCATCCTCAAAGCGACGCGTGTCTCAAGGTTTGGAGTAAATCGTGGGACGCATTGGCGAAGGCGCCGGACGCAAATGCGGGTGGGGAGTAACGGGGCAACCTTACGCAAGCCAACACTCAATGCTTACATTTGTCTATAATCTCGTCGAAATTTTTCGAGGGAGACCAGACAATGATCAAGACAACTATCGCCGTCGCGCTCGCGGCGCTCGCACTGACAGGCTGCATGACCGCTCAGCAGGAAGCTGAGAACCGCGCGTCGTATGAGAGGCTCGAGAGCGTGCTCATGAAGGCCCAGGAGAACTCAACGGTCGATTGCACGGGTGCCGACGTGTGCGAAAAGATGTGGACGCTCACCAAGAACTACGTGCAGCAGAATAGCGGCATGGCCGTGCGGATCTCCGACGACTCCCTCATCGACACCTTCGCCCCGGTGCAATATGGGATGGCGACCTTTCGCGCGACCCGGGAGCCGGCCGGCGAGAAGATGATCGTTCGCCTAGAGGGGAGGTGTCGAGGCATGTATAACCGCGACGGCACCGAGGGGCCGAATTACGCGGACTGCGCCCGCGCGATTGGGGTGCCGCAGAACAAATTCCTGCGATATCTTCACGATCACATGTAATAAAAAAGGCACCCGAGGGTGCCTTAGTTGTTTCTGGTGGCTGTAGATCACTTGAGGCTTTCGAGATACGCCTTCTGCTCAGGCGTGAGTGTGGCGAGCTTTTCAATGAGCGCGCTCTTGGTGGTGCGGGTGCTGGTCTTGGCCTCCCGGCGTGCGTTCAGGTCCGGCGTAAGCGCCTTCAGGTCGGCCTTGTCGATCAGCACTTCAAGCACCTGGCCCTGGCTGATTTTGAACTGCTTGGCGATCGTGCTCAGACGTGCTTGGGCAGCCTTGTCGAGAATCACGGTGTAGCGTTTGGTGGTCTCTGAACCTGTATGGGGTTGTGCTTGTGTCATGTCTCTCATGGAATCGGTTAACGTGTAAAAGTGTTTTGCACGTAAATTATAGTTAGGTGCTTGCTTATTACACGAAGAAAATGCCCGCGGTGCGCATTCTAAGAGGTCTGTTCAAACGCCGCTTCGACGCCATCCCGGGCAAACCGAAAAGGCAAGCGTTAGGCAATGGCGCTGTCGTCTGCACGACGTTGCAGCCATCGGCTTGCAATGATATACAGTCGGGCGGAATACGCCGAATTTCGAGGTTGTCGGCGTGATTTCGAGGGTCAAAAAATCTACTAAAACGGGAAAAGCAGTATGGCGAGCGCGACTGTCGAACAATTTGCTAGCGAACTAAAAATGACGCCGCAAGGCCTTTTGGATCGTCTGCATTTGGCAGGTGTGGTTAAAACATCCGCGAAAGAGCCCATTTTGGACGCCGACAAGCAGAAGTTGCTCGAATATTTCAGAAAAGAGCACATACCGGACGATCGCGAAAAAATTATACTCACAAGGCAGACACCGAACGGCCGCGCTAGATCAACGAAAGTTGAAATACGCAAGAAAAGAGTTTTTGTGAGGACTGCCGAACTGATTGGGTCGATAGAGCAAAGAACGAAAGGTATCGATGTAGCGGTAACGGACGTGGCGATAGCGAGTCTTAGTCCCGACGCCGGATTGACTTCAGGAAAAAAGATACGCTGGAGTAAGCTTGATTCAGTCGAAATTTCGAACTTTAAGGCAATCGACCGACTGACTGTGCCTCTCGCTGAGGTTACCATTCTAGTAGGGCCAAATGGCTCAGGCAAATCGTCCGTCCTGCAAGCAATCCACTGGGCTGCGCGGGCAGCTAGCTATATCCCCCCTGGAGTCCAAACTGAAGTCGTATCCTTCGAGCGACTGGACTACTCGCCGTCGAGTGAACCACTGAAAACAGCGCACAAGAAGGAGCTTTCATCGGATCGAAATTCTGATCCGACAACTGTGATTTTTAATCATTTTTTTACAAGCGACGGATCTCCGTCCGTTGCAACCATAAAGATCTGGGCGGCACGAGTCTCCGCAGGCATATCGGTAAACATCGAAGGCGGTGCTGCTGTCACCCCCTTCAAACAACGAGAAGAACTAATTACCGCCTACATACCAGGGCTGGCAGGACTGTCGGAGCAGGAGACACTTCTTGTCCAACCGTTGCTTCGTCGACAAGCGGCTGGTGGCAACGCGGGTGGAGTTCTGCGAAACATCTTGTTTAATATCGCTAGTCGCCAACCAGGCGAAGCAAATAATGACCCAGCGATCCAGCGGGTCAGGCGCTTGAACGAACTCGTTCAGATTATTCATCCCGGGGTATCGCTCGAGGTTAGCTTCAACGATCGAGAAGACATCAATATCCAGGCAGCGTTCGACGACAATTTGCTCTCCGGTGTCAAGCGGCCTTTGGAGACAGCAGCGACCGGCGTTCTGCAGGTTGTGCAAATATTTGCTTATTTGATTTTGTTTCGGCCCAAGTTGCTACTTGTTGACGAGCCTGACGCACACTTGCATCCCGACAAACAGGAACGTTTGATAGAAGCACTTGAAAAAGCCGCTAACGAGTTTGAAGTCCAGGTAATACTGACGACTCACAGCCCACACATAGTTAGGGCCGCCTCGCCTACTGCTAACCTCTTATGGGTCAAGCAAGGTCAGGTGTTTCAGCAACAGGACGACAATATTCGCGCGCTCTTAGGGTGGGGCGGTCTCGACAAGAAAATTCTCTTTTTTGTTGAAGATGAAAATGATCACGCGATCAGAGCAATATTGCGCCAGTGGCCCCATTTACACCGACAGTTGGGGATTTCCCGATGCTTTGGCGTAGACAATCTTCCCGGAAATGCCTTTCTAAAAGGTCTTTTGTCCGGCGATTCGTTTGACGTGAAGGTCGTCATTCACCGCGACCGGGATTTTATGACGTCGAAAGAGTGCAAAATGTGGGCTCAGCGCTATACCGAAGACGGTGTTGCTGTATGGATCACTGAACGTTCGGATGCTGAAGCCTATTTTTGCGAGTCGGAATACTTGAGCTGCTTATACAACGTATCTACTGATATTGCTGGTGAATGGATACGCGAAGCCGCGCTCAAATGCAGGGAGGCAAAAAAAGTTTTTTTCGACAAACGTAAAGTGTTTATTCGCTTGCTCTACGAACACGGCGGCTCACCCGCGTCGAATGAACTTTGGACGGAAAGCCTTGAAAATCCCGCCGAAATTGTCCTCGGGAAAACGCTTCACAAAGCGCTAAAATGTGAGGTTAAGGCCGCTGGCCATGACGATAAGCTTCTGGACCGATTTGCGATTCCGAAAGGGTATGAAGTTGCATCCGATCTCCGGAAGATTCTCGAAGGCCTCCTCGCTGACGGAAATGACACAAAGTAAGCACGGCGTCACCACAGCCAGTCACCACAGCCAGTGCTATAAGCAGTGGTTAAAAAAATGGCTTTCACGCCACCTTGCGCGTCGCCAACCCCAGGCCCACGAAGTCGAAGTCTTTGCCCGCGGCCAGGATGTTTTCGGCGAACCCGGGCGTGCCCTCAATGATGGACCGGCGCGCCTGAGCATGCTCTTTCGTGTGCGAATTCCACGGATCATCGAAGTCCACGACGAGCGCGCAGTTCGGACCTTTCTTTTTCGCCCGCAGACCACGCCCCACACGCTGGCGAAGCGCAACTTCCGCTTTCCCGCCACCGGCAAGCACCACCACACCGACGGCCGGCACATCCACACCGACGTCCAGAATCGTGGTGCCGATCAACACCTGCGTCTCTCCACTTCCCAGCCGCTTGAGCGCGGCTTTTCGCTCCTTCGGCTTGTTCTCGCCCTGCAGGAACTCGACCGTGACGCCGCGTTCAGCGAGTTGCTCCCGTAAAAGCTCACCGTGCCGCGTCTGCTGCACGAGAATCATGACGGGGAGCCCCAGCGCCACCCCGCGGCGCGTCTCGAACACAATTTTCGCGTTGCGCTCAACGTTGTCGACGATGCCGATGCGGTAGGCAGCCTGCCAGGTCGTGCCCCGGAACAGTTTGGCCGGCTTGTGCTCGAGCGCCACGTATTTGAAGTGGGGTTTCGCGAGGATGCCGCGGTCGATCAGCATCTTCTCGCTGATCTTGATCCCGATCGGGCCGAACGCCGCCATGAGACGCATGTTCGACTCTTCATCGTCCTTCATGAAGGGCGTGGCAGTCAGTGCCAGGCGGTAATGCGCGTTCTTGCAGTGCTTGAGGATGTCGTAGTAGCTGTTGCCCGATGCCTCATGCGCTTCCTCGCCGATCACGAGCTCGAATTTCTCCAAGAGCGCGATCGTTTTGTTGCGAATGCGCGTTTGCTCGTTTTGCTTCTCAACGTCATCGTCTGGACACGGTTCTTGCAAGCGCGCAACGAGCGTCTGAACCATGCCAACGCTCATCATCTTCACCGAGTGACGTTCTTGACCGTCGGCACCGACTGTGACCGTCCCAAACTGCCCGTCGCCAAGCACCGAGCACTGCACGCCCATCTCTTCGAACGCATCCTTCATCTGATACATGAGGATCGAGCGGGTTGTGAGAAACAGGGTGGGGCGCCGGATACGGGCGAAGGCCATGCGAGCGATGCGTGACTTGCCGCCACCGGTTGCGACCTGGGCAATGATCTGGCGATGCTTGACCAGCCGACTGACCACCTCCGGCTGATAGTCGTAGCGCGGATCGTCTGGGAAGCTGTCGATTTTCGGGTTCTCCGGACCCAGCGGCAGCGGGGCGGCCTTGGCCGCATAGCGCACGTTGTGCCCGGCGCGCCGCAGGTGGCCAGCCACGTATTGCACGAAGCCGGCGGGGAAGGTGCCTTTCCTGAAGTCGAAGAAGGAGCTGCGCCCGTCCCAGCCTCCGGTCTTGAACGCCATCACGTTCTCGGCGCCCGACACCTTGTAGGACACGATGCGCTGAATATCCAATTTCAACGCGCGGTCTGTTTCAACGAGCTTCGCAACGGTCGCGTTATAAGCAATGGTGACGTTAGACATTGCCGATCTCCTCGAAGTGTTGTTGAAGTCGTTTGCGAAGCGCGCTCTCGTTCCAGCCAAACTCTTTCGCGATCACCCTCAAGCCAGCGAGCCGCTTGGGGTTCGCGAAGCGCTTGGCAATCTCTGCGACCCCCTCCCTTGTCATGCGCGGCGCAGCAACCTCGAAGAGCTTTTCGACCGGGTATCCCTTCGCGAACCGCCCGTAGACGGTCGGGAAAGGCAGATTGAATTCTTGAGCCCACGCGGAAAGAGTTTGGCTGCGTCCTTCGAGTTCAATGACGATATTGTTCCGGCGATTGTTCGCTTGCTGCTTTGCCGTCGCCCAGCGGCAGTTGTCAGGTTTATAGCCTTCATTGACGCGCTCCCGGTCGAGCGTCATGCCTTCCGGCGCCTCGCCCATGTCGGCGAGGAAGTTCTCGAAACTCATCCATCGCTCACAAATCCCGATGCCGCGGCCGCCGTAGTCGGCGAAGCCGGCATGCTTACTGTTTAAGCACCGGCCCTTCATGTTCACCCACGCCCGATAAGTCTTATTGTCGCCCGCCATCCCATGCACAAACTTGTGGTGCCGAGAGCTTTCTTCCGTAGTCGCCATTTCTGATTTGCCATCCAGGTTTAGTTGGCGTAAAGTATAAGTCAATACTGACTGTTACTCCTACGCCAAAGAACACATATGGGTAAGCCCCAAATCAAGTCGATCGAAGTAGACCCCCGGTCGCTCAAGCCCAACGTTTGGAATACCAACGTGGTCGCGCCTGACGACGAGGCCAAGATCGATGCGAGCCTCGCGCGGCTGGGCATGTTCAAGCCCATCATCGTGCGTGAGCTTGCCGACGGCACTCTCGAGATCCTCGGTGGCGCACACCGCCGTGATTCAGCGATCCGACTTGGTCACGACACCGTGCCGGTCATGAACCTCGGGCGCATTGACGATCAGCGCGCCAAAGAGATCGGTCTTGTCGACAACGCTCGCTACGGCAACGACGACACGATTCGCCTCGCAGAGCTGCTCGACGGCATGGGCAGCCCCGATGACCTCGCAGCCTTCCTGCCCTATACCGACGCTGACTTCGCTTCAATCTTCTCTTCAGTGAATATAGCGTTGGATGATTTAGATATACCGGACGATGACGCGGCCCCAAGCCCGTTACCCAAGGAAGCCGCGGTTCAAACCCATCAGATCATGCGGTTCAAGGTGCCTGTCGAAGACGTCGGCGCCGTCACGGACCTCATCGAAGCCACCATGAAGGCCCAGCGGTTCACCGAGGATGACTCGTTGAGCAACGCCGGCGCCGCTCTCGTTCACCTGCTCACATCCGGCAAATGAAATTTTCCTTCTGTCGCACCTGCGTGAATCTCGAATACGACCCGCTCCAGTGCCGGACCTGTGACGAGGGTTCCAACTATGAAAACAACGGCGAGGAAGACGAATACGACGCGGACCTGCAAAAGCTGCAGGCGCTCGATAAGTCCGACGAAGAAGACCAACCCACGATCTGGCTGGAGCTCGAAGCCGCATGAACGAATTCAAACCCACCCTCAAGCCAGTTGACTGGCTCAAGCCTTACGAGCTGAACGCCAAGACTCATGACGACGCGCAAGTGAAGAAGATTGCCGCGTCCATCGAGCAGTTCGGCTGGAACACCGCCATCGTCGTGGAAGCCGATGGCACGATCATCGCGGGTCACGGCCGGCGGCTGGCGGCCATTTCCCTGGGTCAGACCCACGTTCCGGTCGTGGTTCGCGATGACCTGTCGAAAGAAGAGGCGCGGGCGCTGCGCCTGGCGGATAACCGGGTTGCGCTCTCCGAGATCGACGCACGCGTTCTGCAGGAAGAACTCGCCTCGCTCGACTTTGACCTCGCAGGCATTTTCGATGCCAAAGAACTCGACTTCATGACGGCGGACCTGAGCGATGTGAACGAGACACCGTTCGTCGAAGACTTGGACGCTGAGGTGCGCGAACAGGCGGCAGAGACGACCAAGAAGCTCGAGGCGACCGATGCGCGCGATGTGAAGCTCGATAAGGCGCTGGGCTTCAAGGCAATCACCGGCCGCGACGAAAAGCACGTGGCGCGCTTCATGGCGCTGATCGAAGAACAGACTGGGTTGACGGGTGCCGACGCCTTTGTCGCGCATGCGAAAGCCGTGGTTTCCGCTTAACCCTCGCATTAGTCAATATTGAATATGCAAAATGATAACGATCCTGTGCGTGATGGCACTGCTGTCATTGGTAGCGATTGGGTGCTGGCTTCTGAGCCGGGACAAGCTTCAGCTCGAGCCGGCAGAGGTGCTGGCCGTGCTGATGCTGCTGGCGCTCCTCGACGAGTCCGAACGGTCGTGAAGCAGTTCGACCCGTATGTGGGCATGCCCCGCGCGATTCGGATCGGCAACTTCAACTTCCTGGTGAAGCTTGTGAGCGTGGGCGAGTCCCAGGCGACAAACCGGCACGGCCTCATGTGCCCGGTGCAGCAGATCATCGCGATTTCGCCTGGCCAAAACGCGCAGAACCTCGCCGACACGTTCATTCACGAAGTAATCCACGCCATTCATTACCACTTCGACCTTCTGGACGACAACAACCAGGAGGAGCAGATCACCACGATGACCGCGCACGGGCTCTGCCAGGTGTGGCAGGACAACCCCAAGGCAATGGCGTGGTGGGCCGCTATCAACGCGCACGGCATCTGACATGACCACTTACACCATCAACCAACGCTTCACCGCCTCGGTTGAACGCACTGACCGGGTGCTGGAGGTCGCGGAAGCCTTCGGCCTGGGTCTGGACGACAAGGAATTCGTCGTTTTCGACAACCAGCCAATCGACATTCACCCGGGCGACGTCTGCTACGTGACGGGCCAGTCCGGCTCGGGCAAATCGACGGTCCTGCGCGAGCTCAAAAAGCTCATGGTCGAGGAGGGGCTCTCGGTCTGCGACATCGACGCGATCGAGTTCCAGGACAAGCCGCTCATCAACCAGATCGGCACCGATACGAACGACGCGCTGCGCCTGCTCGCGATTGCGGGCATCTCGGACGCCTACCTGTATATCCGCAAGCCCACGGAGCTCTCGGACGGCCAGCGCTACCGGTTTCGGCTTGCCAAGCTCATCGAGTCCCGCGCCCAAGTCTGGGTAGCGGACGAATTCATGGCTGTCGTCGATCGCGACACCGCCAAGAACATCGCTTTCAACATGCAGAAGGTCGCTCGCACCGCCGGCGCCACGCTGCTCGTTGCCACCACCCATACGGATTTGCGTCAGGACTTAGCCCCAACTCTCTATATTGAAAAACGGTATAGGGAAAAAATCGAAATCTGTTATTCGCCCGAGGGCTACCGGGATTCGGGGTGCTAAGCATGAGTAAGAAGATTGGAATCTATCGCATCACCAACACGGTTGACGGCAAGTTCTACGTCGGCAGTTCGGTGGACATGGACAAGCGGTTTTATCTGCACAAGAACCAGCTTGGGCACGGCAAGCATCGCAACAGCCGACTGCAACGAGCCTGGTTGAAGCATGGCGCCGACGCATTCCAATTCGAAATAGTGGAGCTGGTCTCGAGCCGTGACGAATTGCTCGCGACTGAGCAACGCTGGCTCGACGAAACGAGGGCGGTAGAGCTTGGATACAACATCTGCTCGACAGCCCATCACCGGCTCGGCGTGAAAGCAACAGCGGAAACATTGGCTCGAATGGCCGCCGCTCAACTGGGTAAGCGACACACCGAGGAGACGCGTGCGCGCATGTCGGCGGCAAAGACCGGGCAACCGAAGCCGCCTCGCACAGCAGAACATCGCGCAAAGATCGGCCTATCCCGGAAGGGCAAGGCCGCTTCGGAAGAAACGCGAGCGAAGTTGAGGGCTGCCCGTGCAAGACGCGCCCCCATGAGCCAAGAAACCCGAGAAAAGATGTCCGCCTCCATTCGAGCAGCACTGGCGGCAAAGAAAGCCCTATCACTGAATACCTGAAGGATACAAAGATGCCGGTCATTAACCCCACGAAACACACGTTCGACTTCGCCGTGCGGGAGAAGTCGAAGGAAGAAGCGGTCGTTGTCGCATTCACGGCGCCCTGGTGCGGTCCCTGCCGCGCACTCAAGCCCAAGCTTGCGGCGCTTGCGGACGAGTGGGGTTTCACGCTCGCCGTGGTCGATGCGTCGGTTGAGCCGGAGCTGGCCGCGCTCTTTGGTGTGCGCGCTGTGCCGACAGTCCTCACGATCGAAAACGAGCTGGTGCGCGGGCGTTTCACGGGCGGGCGCACGGATGAAGCGATGCGCGAGTATTTCGCCTCGTTTGGCCTGAACGAAACCCAGATCAAGCTGGAGTTCTGACATGGAGCTGAGCTTCGCCGTGAGCTGCCCGCTGATGCTGATCATCGTGTTTGGATCCGTTGCCGTCGCCGTGCAGCGAAAGAAAAAGCGCGATGACGACGATCTCCCGCCCACAGGTGGGGTGCCGGCATGACCTCCGCATGAGCGCGCTCTCCCTCCTGATCCTGTTTGCGACCAGCTTCGGGTCAGTCTTTCTGCTCGGGATTCAGTCGAAGAACGTCAATCAGGGACGCTATATCGCGGCCATGGTGACGTCCTTTGGCATCAGCGTGGGTCAGTTCACCTTTGCGCACGCGGCAGCGTCTGGGACGCTCTCAGCGTTCGCGGCGAGCGCTGCCGGCGGCATGCTGGGAATCGCCGCCTCGATCGCGTTCTACAAACGATTCATGAAAAAGAAGCGGGCATGACCATCATCACCGACAACGCCGATCTGCTGATCGAGCGGCACCCGACCCCCAAGCGCCACATGCTGAGCCTGCTGCCCGAGATTTTCGTCGAGCGCGGCAACAAGGCGGACTGGGATCTGCTGCACGAGCTCCACTACAAGGCGGAGAACCTGCCGTTCGGGCCGAAGTTCTACCGGTGCGTGCTGCGCGACCAGACGATCGGCGTGGGCGTAATGACGGTCTCGAGCGCCATCTCGTCGGGCCGCAACGAGGTTTTCACGCACCTGCGACCCAACCGCGGCGGCACCGACACGAAGCTCATCAACAAGTATCGGCTGAACTGGATCAACGACAACGCCTGCACGAACTCGCGCCTGGTGCTCGACACCATGTATCGGGGCGCCGGGATCGCCTACCGCATGCAGAACATCATGATGCGCATGGCGGGCACCCGCATCGTCGAGTTCCAGTCCTCGATGTCCAAGTTCAACCCGTTCGCAGCCAAAGCGGGCGTGCAGTTCGTCAAGCCGCGGCCGAGCCAGAAATACGAAGCGGGTCTCGCGTTCTTTAGGCGCTGGTTCGACTCGATCCCATCCGACTACGTGGGCGTGATGGAAGAGCTCGAGGCGATGCCTGCTGCCGTGCGGGAGAAGTGCATGACGGAGATGCGGGCGTTCTACTACCGCAATTCGAGCCGCGAAAAGTCGGGCAACAAGCGCTTTGACGCGAAGGAACGCATCGAGGCCATGTCGCCGAGCTGGTTGCTCAAGCAAATCCAGCAACTGGTGTTCGCAAGCCCCCTTTATGGCGTCTACCTGAATCCGGACTACGACACCGACCTGGGCGCGCCGCGGGAGCTCCCCGCACGTGTGCCGCTCCTCGCGTTCGACAACCAGCCATTGGACGCGCCCCTTGACCTCTCCAAGCTCCAGGGAGCCGTCTGATGCACCTGACCGTCAAGCAAATCGAACTGCTCTCCGTGATCAACGCCGGCAACCCGGATGGGAGCGTGTGCGACCTGGATCAAGTCATCGAGCGGATCAACTACGAAACCACCAAGGCGTCGATCCAGTTCTCGATCCGCGCGCTGGTGAAGCACGGGCTGATTGAGAAGAAGGGCAAGGAGAAGCGAAGGGGCCGCCTGCGGGTGCTCATCTCCATTACCGCGACGGGTGCGCCCTATGTGGCAGTGAGAAAGGTCGCGGGGCCGGCGTATGTCGTCTCTGAAGCTGAAGAAATCTACGAGCCGGACTGACTTGGGTCCGCTCCCAGTGACTTGGGCTCCCACACCGCTCCCCTTATCTAATACATATCTCTAACAACTATGTAATGAATAAAGAAGAAGAACACATTGATCAATGCTCGGCGGCACGGGTGATCGGCACGGGCACGGTGAGCCCCGCCCAGATCAACGCATCGATCGCGGCTGCTCTCGGCTTCATCGTCGAGATCCAGGACGGCATCGTGAAGTGCTGGGACCGGGAAAAGGGCATGCCGGACGAAACCAACTGGGTGCCGGGGCTCGACTTCGCGGGACGGGAAGTGCTCACGCTTGTCGCGCTCGCAAAACGCGAAATCCCGGTCTCTACGCTGCCCAGCGATACGGGCGGGTGGGTTTGCTCGTTCGAGCTGAATGGCGAGCGTCTGAGCACGTTCCCGCAGCCCGAAGAAGCATGCGCGCTCGCACTCGCTCTCTACCACATTATTTGTCATGACTATTAGTCAGAACTGACTGTTGACAAACGCCAAGGCGGCGGATACAGTGGAGCCCTGTTTTCGTTTTCTCTCTCCGAAATGGGCGCTCACCTCTGCGCCCTTTTTTTTGAAGATTTGAAACGAGAAGGACTAGGTAGTGACGAAGGCACCTGTAGCAGCAGCACCGAAGACCAAGCACGCGCGCCTCACGCCCAAGCAATGGGCCGAGGCTGAAGCGCTTTGGGAGTCGGGCGAAGTCACACTCGCTGACCTGGCAGCACGCTTTGGCAAGCACCGCTCGGCGTTCTCCGCTCACTTTGACAAGAAGGGCATCAAGCGCGGCGCGAAGAAGGCTGAACACGCGGCCGCCGTCAAAGAAGCCGTCACCACCGCCGCAATCGACGACGCCACCATCCTGGCCGCCCGGATCAAGGAGACCAAGGAAGAGCACTACAAGATGGCCTCGGGCTTGGCCAAGCTCTCCTGGAACGAGATCCTGCTCGCCAAACAGGATGGGCGGCCCGTTGCCACCGCACTGAACAACCTGAAGGCGCTCGACGCCGCGATGACTGTGCTCAAGAAGGCGCGTGAAGAGCGCTGGGCGGTGCTGGGTCTGGATCGCGAAGACGCGATGGATGAAGACGGTCTGCCGGAACTGATCATTAGCGAGCTGACGGCCGAACAGATCGAGGCGCTGCGCTCGCGCGAGGAAGACGACGACCTGAAGCTGCCCGATGACCAGGCGGAGCTCGAGGCAGAGCTCGCCGATCTCGACGACGACATTATCGAGACCGAGTAATGGCGGCCAAAGCAAGCAATCTGAGCCTGCACCCGAAACAGATGATGGTGTTTCAGGACAAGCGCCGCTTTCGCGTGGTCGTGGCCGGGCGCCGTTGGGGCAAAACCCAGCTCTCGAAAGTGCTGCTCATCAAATTCGCCCAGATCAAGCGGCGAAAGATTTGGTATGTGGCGCCCACCTACAAGATGGCTAAGCAGATCATGTGGACCGATCTGCTCGAGGCGATCCCGAAGAAGTGGATCAAGAAGGTCAATGAGACCTCGCTCACCATCTACCTGCGTAACGGCACCCGCATCGAACTGAAGGGTGCCGACAAGGCTGACTCGCTGCGCGGTGTGGGTATTCACTTCCTGGTGCTCGACGAGTTCCAGGACATGAGCGAGGAGACCTGGACGAAGGTGCTGCGCCCGACGCTTGCCGACACGGGCGGGCACGCCATGTTCATCGGCACGCCCAAAGCCTACAACTACCTGCACACCGTCTACATGATGGGCCAGCGCGGCGAGCAGTATGTGGACGCGAACGGGAAGCTACGCAACAACGAGTGGGCCTCCTGGCAGTTCCCGACGTTCACCTCGCCCTTCATCCCGGCGGGGGAGCTCGAGGCCGCCAAGCGCGACATGGACGACAAGTCCTACAAGCAGGAGTTCGAGGCGTCGTTCGAAACCATGAGCGGGCGCGTCTACTACCCGTTCGACCGGGCGATCCACGTCGGCAAGTATGCGTTCAACCCGCGCCTGCCGATCTGGGTTGGCATGGACTTCAACATCGACCCAATGTCCACGGTCATTTTCCAGCTCCAGGAGAACGGCGAGCTGTGGGCGGTGGACGAGATCGTGCAGTTTGGATCCAACACCGAAGAGACGGCCGACGCGCTGGAGAAGAAATACTGGCGCCACCAGAAGCAGATGGTGATCTACCCCGACCCGGCGGGCGGCCAGCGTCAGCACGCGCGCGGTGAGACCGACCTCGACATCCTGCGCGAGAAGGGATTCAAGCGCATCAAGTTCCGCCGCAAGGCGCCGCTTGTCGCTGACCGGGTGAATGCGGTGAACCGGATGCTGCGCTCAGCCGACGGCGCGGTTCGCATGCGCATTGACGAGTCCTGCAAGCACTTCATCAAGTCGCTTGAGCAAACCATCTACAAGCCGGGCAGCCGGGATGTGGATAAAGCCGCCGGCACCGAGCACAGCGCGGACGCCGCGGGCTACTGCATCGACCTCGAATTCCCGGTTCGCCGTCTCGCGACAGGTGGGCTTTCCATTTAACTTGCATAACAGTCAATATTGACTAATAATCCAAGCCATGCCAACGACGCTCAACACCAAGCATTTCACCACCGGCGAATCCGGCGTTCTCGATCCGAAAGAGGTCGATAGCGCGAGCGCCATGGGACTCACGCCGCCAGACGACGAGCAGAAGAAGCTGCGCGCGTTGATCAGCCGTCGGCATCCGGAATACGAAGAGAACATCAACCACTGGCAATTCCTCGAGTCGACCTACGAGGGCGGGCGCGAGTGGTTTGCGACCAACATCTTTCGCTACATCAAGGAAGGCGACAAGGAATTCAACGACCGCCAGGCGCGCGCCTACCGCTTTAACCACACGAAGGAAGTCGTCGATCTGTTGAACAAGTATCTGTTCAAGCAGGCGATCACCCGCAACGTGGACGACGCGCCGGACTGCGTGAAGCAGTTCTGGCAGAAGGCCACGCGCAACGGTCTGGGCATTCAAGACCTGGCGCGTCAGATCGCCTCGCGCACCTCCCGCAGCGGTCGTATCGCCATCGTGATCGACAACCCGGCGGGCGCCACACCTCAGACGAAAGCCGATGAAAAGAAGCTGGGCGTGCAGACCTACGCCTACATCGTCGGCCCCGACCAGTTGCTCGACTACAGCTATGACGACGCGGGCGCCTTGAATTGGGCACTGCTGCAGGAAGCGGCGCGCGATGACGCGAACCCGCTCGACTCCAGTGGCCAGATCACGCAGCGCTTTCGGCTCTGGACCAAGACCGAGTGGCGTCTGTTCGAGCTGCAGGGCAAGGGCAAGAAGCAAAAGGTCGTGCAGATCGGGCAGGGTGCGCACAACCTCGGTGAAGTGCCGGTGATTCTCGCTGACCACGTGATTACCGACGAGCTTTACGTGGCGCCGTCGATGATTGACGACATCGCGTATCTGGACCGGGCGGTGGCCAACTACCTCTCGAACCTCGACGCGATCATCCAGGACCAGACATTCAGCCAGCTCGCCATGCCAGCGCAGAACATGCTGCCAGGCGAGGACAGCTACACGAAGATGACCGAGATGGGCACCAAGCGTGTCTTCCTCTATGACGGGGAGGGCGGCGCCGCCCCGCAATACATCTCACCGGACCCCAAGCAGGCCCAAATGATTCTCGCGGCGATCCACAAGATCATCAACGAGATTTATCACACGTGCGGACTCGCGGGCGAGCGGACCAAACAGGACAACTCGCTCGGGATCGACAACAGCAGCGGTGTCGCCAAGGCATATGACTTCGAGCGAGTGAACGCTCTGTTGGCTGCCAAGGCGGACTCGCTGGAGGTGATCGAGAACAAGATCGCTCGGCTTGTCGCGCTCTGGAACGGCGCAGAAGACGAAGTGAAAGGACTGCTCGTCACCTACCCCGATGACTTTGACACGCGTGGCCTCTACGACGAGTTCGACATTGCCGCCCGACTGATGCTCATCGACGCGCCGGTTGCACTGCGTCAGGAGCAAATGAAGGCGCTGATCGAAAAGCTCTTCCCGCAGATGGCTAAGGCGACCAAGGAACAGATCATCAAGGATCTGAAGGACTGGCCGCCGGTGGACCCGTTGCTCGACCCGAGCAACACCGCCGCGCAGCAAACCCAGAAGCTCTCCGACCGGGCCGTGGCTCAGGAATCACTCGCGACCAAATCGGAAGGCTGATCAACCCCGCCGGCCAAGTGATGCGCCGGCTTTTCTTTACCCACACGACCTAGAGACTGGTCAAGGAACGAAACGACATGAATTACCTCTTGCGCAGTTTGATGCACCGCGTCTATCAAGCACCCGCCGGCGATGACGGTGGCGAGGGCGGTGGTGGAGCAGGTGGCGCCGACAAGATCGCCGCAGCCCTGGCAGCCGAAAAGGAAGCCGCAGCCGCTGCCGCCGCAACCAAGGAAGCTGAAGATGCTGCCGCCGCGGCCGCTGAAAAGCTCAAGAAGGAAGGCGGAGGTGACGGTGGCCGCAAGCCCACCGACGAAGAAGCCAAGCTGCTCAAGGAAGTGATGCAGAAAAAGGGCGCGCTCAACGATGCGAATGCCGCATTGGCCGCAGCCCAGGAGCAACTGAAGAAATTCGAAGGCATCGATCCGGAAGCGGTGCGCGCGCTGCTCAAGGAAAAGACCGACGCCGAAACCGCGGCGCTCGAAGCGAAGGGCGAGTGGACGCGCCTGAAAGAGCGCATGGCAACCGAGCACGCCGCCGGCACGGCCGCGCTGCAGGCACAGATTGACGCACTGAAAGCGGACCTCGGCAAGCGTGACGGTCTGATCAACGACCTGACGATCGGCACGCAGTTCACGTCCTCGCAATTCATCACCAATGAGCTGGCGCTGACACCGGCCAAGGCACGCGTGATCTACGGCGAGCACTTCGAGCTGGTGGACGGCAAGGTAGTGGGCTACGACAAGCCGCGCAGCGCATCCGACCGGACCCCGATCGTGGACGCATCGGGCAACACGCTCTCGTTTGACGAGGCGTTCAAGAAGATCGTGGACGCGGACCCGGAAAAGGACTTCCTGCTCAAGAGCAAGGTGAAGTCGGGCGCGGGCTCCGCGTCGTCGGTGGCTGCTGCAAAAGCCGCCGGCACGGTCACGAAGGTGGACCCGGAAGTGACAGGCGTGTCGCGCATCGCCTCGGGTCTGAAGGGCTTGAATATCAAGCTTAACTGAGCCTCTTTTTTGGGTCTGGATAACAGTCAGAACTGACTATGCAAAGAAGCCGATTTATGCTATTGTGGCGTCCTATCGGTGACTAAAGCGACCTAGGCCCGAAACGAAACTGTTTCTTATCTTTTTTAAAAGGAAAAGCAATGCCTCTTTTGAAAACGGTGGCCGACTCGCTGAGCAACAACCAGCTCGTCGCCGGTGTCATCGACGAAATCATCGATCGGGACGACCTGTTCTCGATCCTGCCGTTTGTGGGTGTGAACGGCAAAGCGTATGTGTATAACCGCGAAGACACGCTGGCTGGCGCTGACTTCCTCGACCCGAACGACACGGTGAACGAAAGTGCATCGACCGTTCAGGAAGTCGTGACGAAGCTGCGCATCCTGGCGGGTGACGTGGACGTCGACAAGTTCCTGCAATCGACCGAAAGCGACACCAACGACCAGATGGCGATCCAGATCGCGAAGAAGGCCAAGGGTGTTGCACGCGTGTTCCACCAAACGCTCGCGACCGGCGACGCTGCTGCGAACCCGAAGGCATTTGACGGCCTGGTGAACCTGTCGGTGCAAGCCGGCGGCACGCAGACCATCAAGGCGGGTGCAAACGGCGGCGCGCTGACGCTGACCATGCTGGACGAGTTGCTGGACACGGTGCCGAACGGCGCTGACGTGCTGGTGATGCGCCGGGGCACGATCCGCGCATTCCGTGGTCTGTTGCGCGCGACCTACGGCACGGACGCTGTGATGCAACAGCTCCACAACTTCGGCCGCCCGATGCTCACGCACAACGGCATTCCGATCATCATGAACGAGTTTCTGGGCGCCAACGAAACGGTCGGCACGGGTGAGAACCTGTGCTCGGTCTACGCGCTGCGCCTGAACGAGTTGGATGGCCTGCACGGCATCTACGGTGGTGGCGACGCCGGTATCGTGGTCGAGAACATCGGCACGGTGCAGAACAAGGACGCGACCCGCATTCGCTTGAAGTGGTATACGGGTCTGGCGCTGAAGTCCACGCGCTCGATCGGCCGCCTCCAAGGCGTTTCGAACGTCTAAAGCAACAGTCAAAATTGACTGGCGAAAGCCGGTCAGCCATGACAAGATGAAGGGCGGGCCATGTGCCCGCCCTTTTTCACATCAAGGAACCCTATGAAACTCCGATTGCTTGACCCCGGCATGCAGAACTACACGGCGCAAATGGGCGCGGTGTTCTTCGTTGATGGCCTCTCGACCACCGACGTCTCCCACAAGGACGCAACGCGCCTTGCCGCGATTTACCGCTGCGAATACGAGGACGGCACCAACCCGAGCGTGAGCCAGTTCCTGCTCGACCAGATGAACGTCGAGGCGGTCTCGACTTCGGCCACCACCGTAGTTGTGCCCGGCACCGATACGCCGGCATCCACGCCCGAGGCGCCCAAGGTCGTCTACAACGAGGCCGATCTGGCCAAGATTGCGGACGAGAGGGGCATTCAGGGTCTGCGCGACCTGGGCTTGCCGCTTGGCATCAAGGGCAACTCGATTCGTGGCCTGATCGACGCACTCGTGAAGGCGACGGGCGGCCGCAAAGACGACGCGAGCGAGTAAGCCCATGGACTTCTTTCTCGCAGGAACCGATGTTGAGTGCGTGATTCCGCTGACGGTTCGCGGCGCGCCGCTTGACGTGACGGCAATCGACTACCGGGTGCTGGATCAGACCGACAAGGAGCTCTCAGAGCGCGCAGCCCTTACAGACTTTGCCCCGCATGCGTCCTCGGCGATGGTGGTCGTTCCTGCGAGTCTGAATGTCCTGGGTGCGCCCTCGACCGAGCACACTATCCCCACACGCGGCGCGCGCATTGTCGAGTTGTTCCTCACGCTTGCGAACGGCAACCAGATCGCGATCACCTTTACCTACGGGATTGAGCCGGTCGCGATCCTGGTGCCGGGGGTCAATAGCTTCCAGACCTACGCAGAGGCGCTGCTGCAGGCCGCTGAGATCCCGGGCACACCTGGATGGGACGAGGCAGACGACGAGGACCGCTACGCGGCCATGATCGAGGCGCGCTGGCACCTGTGCAAGCTCTCCTACTACCTACTCAATTCGAACATCAATTTTGGCCAGGACAGTCTGAACTTCGTGCCCGAAGGCATTTACAAGAGCAAATACATTGCAACTAACGGTCTGTTTATGTTCGATGGCAATCTCGAGCTCTTGAACGCCACGCAATTCGCCGCACTCCCGGAACGCTTCAAAGGCGCGCTACGCAAGGCACAGGTGGCCGAAGCCGATTTCATCCTGACCTCCGACCCGCTGAGCGCCAAGCGTGCGGCTGGCATCACGATGGATGAAGTGGGGCACACCCGCCAGGCGTTTCGCTCGACCAAGCCGCTGGAGCTGCCGTGCTGCAAACGCGCGCTCTCCTACGTGAGCTACTTCGTCTCGATGACCAAGAAAATCGCCCGCACATGATCTACGACGACCTCACGAATCGGGTGACGGCAGACTATGAGGCGCTGCTGTTCGCGCTGCGTGGGCTCTACCTGGCGCAAGTCGCGCCCGGTGCCGCCGTCACACCGGCCAGTATAAGCAACCTCCAACGAGAAGCGCACCGACTCGCAAACGCGCTCGCGCTGCGTGCCGAGCACGAGATGCTCAGCTACGCGAGCGAAGTCGGTTCGGACGCGTCTCGTGTCGGTTTCGCGCTCGACGCGCTCAAAGTCACGCTTGCGCAAAACATCAAGACCGTCACGCAGCAGATCGCAGCGGGACAGGGCGGGATCGCGTCGATCCTGAAGAACGAGTCGGGCGGCATGGGGCTGCTCGTCCAGCAGAAGGTCGGGGGCATCGATTTTCGCAGCACCGATTCGCTGGGCCGGCGCTTCAACTCGCAAGTGATCGTGAAAACCCTTGTGCGTCAGTTCGCCGTGCAGACGGCGGTCGATGCGGTGGTGTTGGAGGCAGATCGCCGCGGCCAGGATCACCTCTGGGTCAAAACGCCTGACGGTTACGCCCAGCGCATGACGCGTGCCGAGTTCGAGCAGGCACGCCAGCGCCTCTTTCATCCCAACACCCGCGCGGAGGCGTTTGTCACCGATGTTTAATCCCACCGTGAAGATCCAGATTGAGGTGGCCTCGAGCGAGTCGGACGTCTACGGGATGCCAGCCGCGGCGCGCATCGTGAACGAGCGATGCAGCGTGGTCTCGCTCACGCAGCGTTCGATGAAGACCTCGGTGCGAGCGGACTCGTCGGCCACGCGCGGCAACGCCCTCGAGCTCGAGGCGGACGGTGTGCTGCTGCTCTCGCCGAAGACGGCCGCCGGCGTCGATGACGTCGCAACGGTGGCTGGCCAGCGCGTGCGCATCGTCGCGATCACCCAGCAATTTGACATCAACGGGCGCCTGGATCACCACGAGGTGAGCGTCGTCCACTGGAGTGCGCAATGAACGTTCTTCCACTCGCGCAGCGCCTGGAGGATAAGAGCGTAGGCAAGCAGGGCAAATCGATTTTCGTCTACATGATGCCGTCCGAGGCGGTGTCGGCCGTGATGGTGCGCAACGAGCTTGCCGGCACCCGCATTAACCACGAGCTGCCGGGCTACTACAAGACGCGCCTGCAGGTGATCGCACGCGGCGCTAACTACAAGGCGGCCGAGACGCTCATGAATAGCGCGGTCGCAGCCCTCACGCTCGAGCCTGGCGCGGTGCTTGGAGACATGACCTTCAATTACTGCCGCCCGCAGACGCTGCCCGTGCCGTTTCCGCTCTCGGCAGGCAACTTGATCGAGTTTTCCGTCTATTTCGAAGTGTGCTTTGTGCAGGAGCCGGCATGAGCGTAAGCATCGAGGGGATCAACTTGGGCCTGCTGATCGAGCAGGTGGGCGACAAGGTGGTGCGCCGCGCGATCGACAGGATGCGCGTGGAAGGCCAGAAGGTCGCGCAGAAGGCGCGCGATTACGCACCGGTGGATGAGGGCAACCTCGAAAAAGCGATCAAGGTGTCTGACACCGGGGGTGGTCGCAACGACCTGGGCCAGTTCACCCGCAAGAGCGTGGTAATTTACGTCGATGGCGACATGCCCGTGCCTGAGCGGCCCGGCAAGACGGTGGGTGACTACGCCTATGACATTCACGAGCACCTGGAGCCAGTCGGCCCCAAGAAACGCGGCGAGCGATCCGAGCAAAAGGATGCTGGCCGCAACGTTGTCGGCGGGGCATTTCTCACCCGCGCGATGAACGACTCGGAAAAGGCCGTCCTCAATGGAGTAGCCGCTGAAATCAAGGATGTGCTTGACGCTGGTGGTGACTTCTAGTGCCTTTTCTGCTATATTCGGCAACAGTCACAACTGACTGTTAAAACCTCTTTGCAAAGGAGTTTGAATGGCAAGCGATACAAAGAACGTGAAGCTGGGCGTCTGCACCGTGTTTCTGGACGGTAAAGACCTCGGCTACACGCAGGGTGGTGTGCAGGTGTCGGTGAAAACCGATACCCACAAGGTGAACATCGACCAGTTCGGTAAGACCACGGTCAACGAACTTATCATGTCGCGCGACGTGTCGGCCAAGGTGCCCCTGGCTGAAACCACGATCGAGAACATGGTCGCGATTATGCCGGGCGCAACGCTGGTCAACGACGGCGAAGGCGGCAAGCACGTCGAGGTGGACTCGGGGATCGGCATCGACTTGCTGTCGATCGCCAAGGAACTGCGCCTGCATCCGATCAACAAGGCCGTGGATGATTACTCGGAAGACTTCGTGATCCCGCTGGCGGCAACGGCTGGCGGCCTCGATTTCGCCTACGAGGTCGAGAAGGAACGCATCTTCAACGTCGAGTTCACGGGCTACCCCGATCCGGTGACGAAGAAGCTGTTCAAGGTGGGCTCGGCTCCGGCTGTCGCTCCGTAATCTCTGTAACAGTCATAATTGACTGTTATCTCAACGAACCCAAGCCCCGCTGCCGCAAGCGGGGCTGCCCACATCTGGAGTAGCACATGGCAAAGATTCTGAACCTCGACGCATTGAGCGCAGAGGAAGCACGCGAACTCGTTCTCGGCGGCGTGACCTACAAGGTGCCCGCGATGAGCGTTGAAAACTTCATCGAAACCACCCGGCTCGCGCAAAAGCTCGCAGCGAACCCCGACGCAACCGTCGCTGACCAGGTGGAAGCGGCCGTCGAAATGATCGTGCGCAGCATCGAAGACGCGCCCAAGAGCCTGCTCATGAAGTGCTCGCTCGCGGTCCTGAACCGGATCACGTCCTTTATCCAGGGCGAAGACGAAGAAAAGGTTGAGCAAGTCGCGCAAGCGCAAGCCGCCCAGGAAGCCGCCTCGGGAAACTGACACGGCCGGCATTAGAGGAAATCGACTTCGGTTTCTTCTTTTGCCGGGTTGCCCACTTCTACGGCTACACCGACCAACACCTTCGCAGCATGACGATGAAGCGCTTCTGGCTCGCCCACGAGTGCATTGATCGGATCTCCGCGCAAAAGGACATGCGAGCCCTCACGGTTGCAGCGGTCTCCCAGAGCGGGGAAGCGGCCAGCGACTACCGGCGCAAGCTGATTGTCGAGATCGGGACGCTGGCGAAGGTAAGTGAAGCGGCGGTGATCCAGGAGGGTGCGCAGCGAGACGAGGAGGGCTTTGCAGCGCTGAAGTTGATGGAAGGTCAAACGATAGGGTCGAGGGTTTAAATGAGTATTGGCGGCGAGATCAAGGTTGTCCTGACACTGGATGACAATGGCTTCACTCTGAAGACCAAGCGTGCGAAGGAGACATCCGACGCGCTCGACGCGGGTCTGCAGAAGCTCTCGAAGACGGCATCGGGCGTTGAGGCGCCCCTTGCCAGCGCCGCCAAGACGATGCAGGACATCGCCGGCAAGCTCGGGCAATTCGCCTCGGGCATGAAGCAGGTTGATTCTGCCAGCACCCCGACCAGCAAGTCTGTGGGTGCGGTGGCCGATTCGGTCTCCGCACTTGCCTCCGCACTTGCCAAGGCGGCTGAGACCGCCTCGGGCGCAACCAAGGGCATCGCCGGTGTCGGCGAAGCCGCAGCGCCCACCACCAAGAGCGTCGAATCGACGGCAGCCGCCGCCAACACGCTCGCCCAGAATTTCGACAAGTCGGTTCCGGCGCTGCTTCGCGCACGCACGGGCCTGACTGAAGCGGGTGCGGCCGCCAATACCGCAGCAAGCCAGATGAACGCGGCGAACAACTCGGTGGCGTCCAGCACCGGGCGCGCGACCGCGGCACTACTTTCCGCACCGAGCGCAGCGCTTCGGGCGGCGATGGCCAACAACCAGCTTGCAACCTCGACGAACAACGTCGCCAAGGGCAAGACCGCATCGGCTACCGCGGGCACGAAGGCCACGCAGTCGAACGCCGCGCTCACGAAGGCCATCACGACGCTCGAAACGACGATGGCGAAGCTCTCGGGCACCGTCGTCCAGCTCATTCGCTCGAACAACAGCCTGGCGAGCTCGACCAACGCGAACACGAGCGCCACCAACTCGCTCACGCAAGCGGCGCAAGCCAACACGGCTGCGACGATCCAGAACGGCAACGCACTGCGTGCGGCCGGCACCAACATGAACACGATGCGTGGGCAGGCTGATGCGCTCGCGGGTTCGCTGCGTGGTGTCGCCGCTGTCTGGGCCGGGATGAAGATCGAGCAGGGTCTGAAGGCAAGCGTAGGTGACGCTGACGAGATGCAGCGTGCGAAGATCGCTCAGGGCACCTTCAACCTGGGCGCCGGCCAGAACCAGGAGTTCTTCGACAAGGCGTTCGATCTCTCCAAGACCACCAAATTCCTGTCGCAGCTTGACGCCGTGAAAGCGCGTATGGCCGCGATCGGTTCGATTGGTTCGAACAACGTCAGCATCATCGATCAGACCCTCGAGACGGCGGTGAAAGCTGCCAACAATCTCGAGACGCTCGGCATGACCCACGGCGGCATGCAGAACACGATCCGCAACTTGTATGGCGTCGTTGAAACCCGTCAGCAGGTGTATGACCCGGAAGGCGCACGCCGCACGATGGAGCTCATGCAGAAGATCACGACCGCGACCAACGGCAAAGTCCAGATGCAGGACGCGGAAAACGTGCTGCGCATGATGGGCTCGGGTGCGGCTCGCTTGTCCGATGACGGCATCATCAACCTCATGTCGATCGTCGACCAATCGAAGACGATGGGCGGCGGCATGGGTGGCGGTGCAGGTGTCTCGCGCGTGGGAACATCGTTCAAGATGTTCCAGCAATACGCACAGGGCAAGCAGATGACCGACCAGGCCGTGCAGATCATGGCCGGCGCGGGCCTGCTCGACACCTCCAGCGTCAACTTCGCTAACCCGGATCGGCGCGCAGTGCGTCGGGATGTGAAGCACGCGGGCTTTAAAGACTCAGCACTTGCCATGCAAGACCCGGTGCAGTGGCTGCAGAACAACTACGACAAGCTCCTCTCGTTCACGCAGAAAGAGGGCGCAAATCGTAGTAAGTTTTACCAGGGCGCCGACATAAACGACGCGCAGGCGCAGTCGATGGCGTTTGCCAAGCTCTTGACGGGCCTGGGGATCCAAACGACTGCCGCCTCTGCTATGGCTCAGGCAGCGGACCCGCATTCGGCTCAGCGGATCAACGAACAGCGCGAGACGGTCAACAAGTCCAAGGGCGTCAACGAGGTCAATGACGAACTGCGCAACAGCTACGCCGGTGCCGCACAGGATGCGAAGGCGGCGCTTAACGACATTGGCGTGATCATCGGCGCCTCGGTGCTGCCGCAGATTACGAAGCTCCTCGAGATGACCCGCTCGTTCCTGCTCGACGTGAAGCAGTTCGGGCAGGACAACCCGATGACGGTGCAGTTGACCACGATCGCCGCGGCCGCAAGCGGCGTGGTGATGGCGTTCACCGGCATTGGCAAGATCTCTGGCATCGTCGGCTCTGCAACCGGCGCACTCGGCGCACTGACAGGCGCCACAGGGGGCGCCAATACAGCCGCGCAAGCGGGCGCCGGTATCTGGGGCACGTTCCGTCAGAGCATCACCAACGCTGGCGCCGCCTTCAACTCGACGCAAAGCTACGGCGCGGCCGCGGCCAACACAGCCACCGCAATCGGCAGCTCGTTTGGTGCGGCGGGCACGGCAGTCGGTGGCTTTTCGGGCTTTCTGATCAAGACTGGCACGACCATCGCCGGGAGCCTGGGGCTGCTTGGACGCGTCGTGACGGCGACCGCGAGCCTCATCGGACGCGCCTTTCTGCGCATGATTCCGCTCGTCGGCACGCTGTTGCTCGCGTGGGACCTGGGCAAACTCGTGCTCGGGCTGGAAGTGGGTGGCCACAAGGTGAGCGAGTGGTTCGGCCACTGGTTTGACGGGCTGCTTGCCAAGGCAAACACCTTCTGGAACAAGCTCAAGTCCGGTTTCCGCGAAATGGCTGAAGTTAACGCCATGTCGGAGAACGGCGAGTCGATGGACAAGATCCAAGCCCGGATGAAGGCGGGTAAGGATGAGCGCGCGAAGATCGACTCGGATGCAGACGCTGAAGCCGCCAAGCGCCAGCGCAAGTGGAACTTCATGTCCACCGAGACGAAGGGCACGGGTGCCCCGATGGGTTTCGGCGGCACGGAAAAGAAGGAATCGCACGCACGCGGTGACGTGGAGCTCGATGACGACGATGCGAGCAAGGTCAACTCTGCGATGGCGGGGCGTGGCCAGCGCGAGTTCGAAGACCCGTTCATCAAGTTCCGCGAACAGATCGCCTCCAAGCTCAAGGTTGACCAGGGCGACCTGGCAGCACTGCTTGCGCGTCAACCCAAGGGTGCCGATGCGCTGCGTGCTGACGCGCTCACGGAATTCACCGCTAAGTGGCAAGGCGGTGACTTTGATAAGGCGCACGACCCGCGCAACCGCAAGTGGAAGAACGCTGACGGGTCGCTCAACGCGAACAACGCGGAAGTGAAGGCAGTCGTCGACCAGATGGCTCAAACGAAGGAGCTCGCCGAACAGAAGAAGGCGCTGACCTTCGCCAACGAGCGTCTCGCGTCCACTGAAAACGACGTGCACGAGGCGATGAGCAATGCCGCTGAGAACGGCATGGCCAAGCAGACGCGCGAAATGACGGCGCTCCAGCGCGAACTCGCACGCGCGGAAGAACGCCTGAAGGTTGGCACAGCCGGTTGGGAAGCGTGGAGCCGCAAGAAGAACGAGGCGCTCGCAAACCGCGCCGGCGCCGATCTCGTGAACTTCTCCTCGGGCTTTAGGCAAGCCGACGACAAGACGGCGATGAGCCTCTTGCCGTTCGCTGGTCAACGCCGGGTGGCTGAGTTCGACGCATCCAATTCCAAGGATCTCGACCAATACAACAAGAATCGCCAGGCAAGCGTCGATGCGATGACTGCGGCGATGGCCGCGGCTCGCAATGACCCGACGCTCGGTGGCCCCGCGCAGCGCGAAGCCGAAGCGCAGCGGATCCAACGGGAGTCGCTCGCCGCTCAGCTTCAGGCGGAAGAAGACTTCAACCGGCACCTGAGCGTGGTGGCCGCCGAGCGTCAGCGTATCCAGGAAACGCCGATGGATGCGCTCGTGCGTAACTGGCAGGACACGCTCGACCAGATGCAGCAGGCGGAAGCTGCCTGGGCCAACAACGCGATCAATGCGCTCGTGCAGTTCGCTGAGACCGGCAAGTTCAGCCTCTCCAAGCTCGCTGAGAGCATGGCGCTGGACGTGCTCAAGATCAAGCTGCAGGAGACCTTCTCGGCGCCGCTGAAGATGGGCCTGGACGCGCTGAGCGGTCAAATCAACAAGTTCGTGTTCCCGAACGCCTCGACCGCGGCCGGCGCTGCTGCAAACAACACCGCAGCCGGCGCACTGGGTGACGCTGGCGGCGCAGCGGTCACGCAAGGAGCCGACGCACTCACCAAGAGCTTTTCGACGCTCGCGACCCAGGGCGTGCAGACGACGACCAATGCGCTCGGTCAGCAAGTCACGCAGATGATCACGGCAGGCAACGTTCAGGGCGCGGCGACGAGCTCGATGGGCGCACTTGCGAACGCAGCAATGATCGCAGCGCAAGCACTCGCCCGTGTGAGCGGCTCCAGCGCGGGTGGAAGCCTCGGCGGACTCTTCGGCTCGCTGGGCTCCGCCTTCGGCATGGGTGGTGCAGGTGCGAGCGCAGGCAGCTACGGCGTGGGCGCGAACACCTATGGCTTCACCATGCCGGCGTTCGCCAACGGCGGAATCATGACAAGCAAGGGCGTCGCCACGCTGCGCAAGTATGCAACGGGTGGCGTGGCCAACTCGCCGCAACTCGCGCTCTACGGCGAGGGCTCCGTGCCTGAAGCATACGTGCCGCTGCCCGATGGTAAGACCATTCCCGTGACGTTGAACGGCGGCGCTAATGCAGGTGGTGCTGGCTCGGCTGTGCCACCGGCAGTCACCGTCAACGTCATCAACCAGACCGGCCAGCAGGTGGGCGCTCAGCAAGCCTCGCCTCGCTTTGACGGCAAACAACTGATCCTCGATGTGGTTCTGACCGCGGCGCAGTCTCCCGGCCAGTTCCGCGATGGGATGAAACAGGCTATCCGATGAGCAATCCAGTCATGCCCCTCGCTGATCTCCAGGACTCGGCGAAATACAACGTGCAGCAAGAGAACACCGCCCTGGCTCCGAAGATGGAAGGCGGTTATGTCGCAACCCGCCCGCGCCACACCCGGCGCCCACGCAAGACATGGAGTTCGGGCTTCACCTCGCTCACCGAAGCGCAAAAGACGCTGATGCAGGCGTTTTTCGACTCGGTGTATGGCGGCTCGGTGATTTTCGACTGGACCGACCCTGCAACCGGGGCGGTGGTCGCGGTGCGTTTCACGACCGACACGGTGCTGCAATTCACCTACACGGGGGCGGGCGCCATGCGTCGCTACGACACCTCGTTCAAGCTCCAGGAGGCGTAAATGGCCAACAAGCTCTCAGTGGCGAGCATCATCGAGAAGAACAAGATTTCGAGTGACGTCGCCTACTTGGCGCTGCTCGAAATCGAAGTGCCCGATCCAGCCACGGGCGATGTCCTCGAGACGCTGCGCTACGTGAACAACACCGAAGACGTGGTGCGCAAAGGCATCACCTACACGAAGGTGCAGTTTTCCCTCGAACTCAGTTCGGCCTCGGGCGAGACGCCGCAGATCAACTTGAGCTTTTTCGACTACTCGCAAGAGGTGCTCTCCCGTATGCAGAACTACGGGGGTGGGGTGGGGTTTAACGCGAACATCACCGTGCTCGCGTCGAACAACCTCGACGGCGACCCGGAAGTGGCCGAATTCTTCGAGGTGATCGCCGCCTCCGCGACCAACTATCAGGTCTCATTCACGCTTGGCGCGGAGAACGCGCTCACCAAGCAATTCCCGAAGGGCGTGCAGCGGCGCGACTTCTGCCGCTGGAAATACAAGGACGCGCGAACCTGCCGCTATGCGGGCTCGATGACGGTCTGCGACCACACGCTCGAGGGGCAACTCGGGTGCCGCGCGCACCAGAACGTCGTCAACTTTGGTGGCCAGCCGAATCTGGTTCCTGGCGGCAATCTCTTCAGGTAAAATAACAGTCAATAGTGACTATACGACATGACCAACGCAGAATTGATCGGCATCCCCTTCGAACGGGGTGGGCGCGGCCCGGACAGTTTCGATTGTTACGGGCTGTGCATGCACATCATCGAGCGCGACACCGGCATCAAAGTGCCGGACTACGGCGCGCCGGAAGACCAAGGCCGCATCCAGGCGGTGATGGTCAGCTCCGCGATGTTTTGGAAGCCGATCGACTACCCGAAACCGGGTGCGCTGGTCATGTTCCGAACGGGGCGCTTTATCGCGCACGTTGGAATAGTCATTACTGACTGTCGCTTCATCCATACCTGGGAAGACTCTGGTGGGGTGGTGATCGAGCGGCTCGACCAATGGAAGAATCGAATCGTCGGATTTTATGAATACTGCGACAACGGCAAAACCCAAGCAGCGCAAAGCTAAAGCTCCGCAATTCGTATCGGTTCGCCGGATCACCAATCCGTTTGAACCCTTGCGTGCGGTCGAAACGGAGCAATGGGCGTGGAAAAAGCGCAAGACCCTGGCGACTTACCTGCCTGCAGGGCTTGCGGACGACCACGTGGTGTCGATCAACGGCGCCGTCGTCGAGCAGGACCAACTGAAAAAGACGTTCCTCGAGCCGAACGACTACGTGGTGCTCTGTCCGATCCCGCGGGGCGGCGGGGGCGGTGGAAAGGGCATCTTCCGCATCGTCGCCATGATCGCGGTCGCGGTCGCTGCCGCCTATACGGGTGGCGCAGCAGCAGCGGCCTACGGCTCGGCATTCAACGTCGCAGCGGGCTCTGGAGCCGCGCTCGCCGCGGGTGCGGTCGCCGCCACCGCCGTCACGGTCGCAGGCTCCCTGCTCGTGAACGCGATCTTGCCGCCCGTCACCGCAACCAATCAGGGAAATAGCCTCTCGAACAGCCCCTCCTACGGAGCGGACGGCGCGAAGAACACCAGCACCGAAGGCATCGCGATTCCTGTGATCTACGGCGAGTATCGCTACGCCGGCAACATCATCGGTCTCTACACCGAGCAAAACGTCAGCGGCTCGGACGCCTCGAACAACGGCAACAACCAGATCCTCTACATGTTGATCAGTGCCGGGGAGGGACCGATCGCGTCCATCACCGACATAGAGATCAACGACCGCCCGGTGAGCGAGTTCCTCGACGTCACGACACAGGTGCGCCTGGGCTACGGGGTGCAGTCGCCCATCGACTGGTTCTCGAAGGTCATCACGCCGGTCAACAAAAACGTCCTGATCCCGTCGGCCGGCACCTATGTCACGGTCTCGACCGCCGAGGAGTGCGAGCAGTTCCGCCTGGACTTCGCGTGTCCGTCTGGCCTCTACTCGCTGAACTCGAAGGATGGCTCCTTCAACCCCAATACGGTCGCGCTCGACGTCGATTACCGCGTGTTCGGCTCCAATGGAGCCTGGACGTCGATGGGCACGACCAAGACGGTCTACTCGACCATCATCATCACGCCGACGCTCTCAGCGGGCCTGCCGCCCTCTGGCGGCGATCACGGTAGTGGCATCGGTCAGCCGGGCGTCGTGACGGCTCTCACGGTCAGGAACCAGGACGGCAGCCTCGCATCGGACGCCGATCGCGCGACCGCAATGGCTCAATACGGCAGCTACATCGGAAAGCCCTGGCCGTTCGATACGAACAATGAATGGGGCAGCAACACGACGGCCACGCCCGTCACGATGACGGTCTCGCATGAGGCAGCCTCCGGCGACCTGGTGATCACCGACAACCTGCGCGCCACTGTGCGCCGCAGCTTTACTTCGCCTCAGTTGCCAATGGCGAAGTATGAGATTCGGGTCAAGCGCAATCCGAACTATTCAATCCAGACGGTCAACAACGCCAACAATCAGATCAAGACGGTGTTTCCGACCGACTCCTCGGAAAACGCGCAAAGCGACACCTACCTCACCGACCTGAACGAGATCACGCTCGACGGCGTGGCCTATAACCATCAGGCACTGCTTGCGCTGCGCATCCAGATGGATAACCAGCTCTCGGGCGTGCCAACGGTCACGTTCAAGCACGGCGGCAAGCTGATCGAGGTCATGACCCGCACCAACGGCACGGTCATGTCGTCCTCGGTGCCGGGCAAGAACCCGGCGTGGATCTGGTATGACATGGCCACGAACCCGATCTATGGCGCCGAGATTGACCCGGCGCGCATCGATATGGATTCGATCTTTACCTGGGCGGCTTACTGCGACGCGCAAGGTCTCACGTGGAACGGGCCGCTCGATCAGGTCCAGAACTTCTGGGATGCGTCCGCGCTCGTGCTGCGCGTGGGTCACGCTCAGGTGATCCGCGTGGGCACGCGCTACTACGTGGCCACCGAAGCGCCGGCCGATCCTGTGATGATGTTCGGCATGGGCAACATCGTCCAGGACACGTTCAAGATGACGTGGCTCGCGCTGCAGGACCGTGCCACTGAAATCGACATTACCTACTTCGACAAGACGGACAAGAACAAGTCCAAAACCGTTAAAGTCACCAACTCGCAAGCTGCGCTCGCGGGGCAGGTCCAGAACGTCTCGGCGATCACGCTTTTCGGCATCGACGACATCACGCAAGCCTACAAGGAAGGCGCGTTCCAGCTCAACCTGAACAAGCTCCTCACCCAGTCGGTGGAGTTCGAAGCGCCGCTCGAGGCAATTGCCTGCACGCCGGGCGACGTGGTGCTGGTCCAGCACAACATGCCGAACTGGGCCTATTCGGGACGACTTGACCGCGGCTCGGCAAACGACACGTTGGTGCTCGACCAGCCGGTCACGATGGAAGCCGGCAAGCAATACAAGGCGCTGCTGCTGACCAACTTCGTGGTGCGCTCGAACGCGATCGTGCAGGCGGTGACGGGCAATTTCGTCCAGCTCGTGGGCGGGGTGAACGTCAACAATCGCATCATGCGCATTCGCAATTCCAACGGCGTCGAAACGGCGATCAACACGATCGTGCCCGATGGCATCTACGTGGACGACACAAGCGGCTTTGCGACGGGCCAGTCGGTGCAGCTTTTCGACACGGACGTGGTGACGGACGTGGACGTAGTGACGCAGCCGGGAACGACCGAGACGCTCGCGCTCAAGAGCGGCCTGGGCTTTGTGCCGGACCAGTTCACGAACTTCATGTTCGGTGAGTCCAACAAGGTCCGCAAGCCCTTCCGCGTGAAGGCCATCACGCTCGCCACCGATACGAACAATCGACACATCCAGGCGCTGGAATACAACCTGGCCGTCTACGATTTGTCAGCCTATAACGACGTCATCGGCACGCTCACGCCTCCGCTGCTGCCACCCGAACAAGCTGTGATCGGGCAGGTGCAGGCGCTGAGCGTCTACGAGGAAACCTACGTCAACGGCACGCAGATCCTCTCGAACGTGCGCGCGGCCTGGACGGGTCCGCAAGTGGGCTCGTATGCCGGCGCCGACGTGTATGTGTCGGTCAATGGCGGCCCGCTCAACCTTTACGACACCGTGCGCGCGGCAACCAGCTATGTGGTGCCCGGGCTCGTTGCGAAAGATCAGGTGCTCGTGAAGGTCGTGGCTTATGACCTGTGGGGCAAACGAGCAAGTGTCGATAAGGCGCCGACCGCGAGCTACACGGTCGTGGCTCAGGTGGGCAACATCGATGTGGCGGACGTATCGGGTGCGAACTTCATCTGGGCCGGCCGCGACTGCAAGATTTTCTGGAACTACAACGCCGTCACGAGCTCCTTTGAGTTCGGCAGCGAGCCCAATGGGGCCGATGGTGGCGCGCGTGATCCGCACTTCATGGACTACGAGGTCCGTGTCTACGATCACAGCCACAACCTGCTGCGCACCGAGCACACGACCGACAACTCGTTCATCTACACCTACGAGAAGAACGTGGCCGACGGCACGCATCGCCGCCTGACGTTCGAAATCGCCGTGCGCGACGTGTTTAACAACATCGGCAAGCCAGCGGTGCTCGACGCTTACAATCCGCCGCCGCAAATCACGAGCGTGGTCAATAACCCGGCGTTCGACCGGGTGCAGATCAACTTCCAGCACACCGACGACGCGGACTATGCCGGCGCTCAGGTCTATCTGCGCTGGAACGGCGACGTGGATCTGGGCACGGACACGCCCGCCTACGATGGTCCGGACGTTCAGGTGCTCCTCACCAACCTGATGTTCAACGCCGATTACAACTTCGTGATCGTGCCATATGACGCATTCGGGCTGGACGAGACGATCCCGTCGCCGCAGTTTCACTTTCGCACCCCGTTCATGGATGTGGAGGCAATTGCCGACGGCGTGCTGAAGGATTCGAAGCTGACGCCGTTGCTCCAGTCGCGCATCGACCTGATCGACGCTCCGCCGAGCATCCTTGGAAGCGTGAATGAACGGCTCTCGACGGCTAAGACCGAGATCACCTCGGTCCAGTCGAGCCAGGCTGACGCAATCAGCGCGCTTTCGACCAAAGTGGATACGGTGAGCGCGAAGACCGACGCCAACGTCGCGCTGATCGTTAGCGAGCAGACCGCGCGCACCGATGCCGATTCCGCCCTCAGCACCCGAATCGACGTCGTGGCGGCAAGCGTCGGGCCGGGCGTCATTGCCGCGATCCAGACTGAGCAGATCGCACGCGCGACCGCCGACTCTGCGCTGGGTAGTCGCATCGACACGGTGGAAGTGGGTGTCGCCGACGCGGGCGCACAGGTGCGAGGTGAAGCGACGGCGCGCGCTACGGCCGACACGGCGCTTGGGACGCGAATCGACACGGTGGTTGCGTCGGTGGGGCAGACCAACGCCCTGATCCAGCAAGAGACGCTCGCGCGCATCGACGCCGATGGTGCCTCGGCAAGTCAAATCGGCTCGCTGCAAACGCAGGTCGGCAGTAACTACGCGCTGATCCAGGGCGCCTACTCGTCGATCAACGGTCTGAGCGCGCAATACACGGTCAAGATCGACAACAACGGCTACGTCTCGGGCTTTGGCCTGGCCTCGTATCCGGTGAACGGTGGCATCGTCAGCGAATTCGCAGTGCGCGCCGACACCTTCTCGGTCCAGCTTCCGGGATACAACGGTGTGCATCCGTTCACGATTGGCGCGGTCTACGGTGTGCCCCGCGTGATTATCAGCAGTGCGCTGATCGGTGATGCGTCGATTGACAACGCGAAGATTGGCGATCTGCAGGTCAACACGTTCAAGCTCGCCGGCAACTCGGTGACGGTGCCAAGCTTCATGAGCGGTAGCGGCGGGGCGGACAACCTTGGTCCGGGCAGCATGACGGGGCCGCTTGGCACAATAACCCTGAACTTTCAAGATGCGGCGAGCGTGATTGCAATCGTCTCGTGGCAGGCCAGCAACGGCGGTGGTTCAACCAACTCCGTGGCCCAGGTTCGCGTGGATGGCAACCCCTTCATCAACCAATCTAACTCGGCGCAGCAGGGCTTCACGAGCGCTTTTACGGGGTCGGGTCGCGCAAACGTGGGCGCTGGCACCCACACCTTTACCGTCCACTTTGGCAACGACTGGAACAGCGGTTCGTGGTCGGTGAGGGCCTGGTCAGTTACGATTATTGGAGTTATGCGATGACAGATATTGAAACCGGCATCACTCACTTTGCCAAATATGACTCGGCGACGGGTCGAATCACCTTCACAGGCTCCGTTCCGTCCTCGATGCTGTCGCTTCAGGGCGAAAATGTGGTGGCAGGCGAGGCCGACCCCCTGCTTGATTACGTGAGCGCTGGGGTAATTTCGCCGCGCCCCGCCAACACAGCGACACTTAAAGGCATGAAGTTGCGCTCGCTTCCGAAGCCCTGCGTCATTACGGTGGAGGGCGTGGCGCACGAGTGCACCGACGCAACGGCGGACCTGTCCTTTAGCCACCCGGGCACTTACACGGTGACGGTTTCGGCCTGGCCGATGCTCGACGCCACTTTTGAGGTCACGCAAGCATGAAGATCCACCACAAAATCGACGTCACGCCGCACCGCGCGGGCGCCTACATGAAGCTGGGCGACCAGCTTGACGCCATCATGAAGGGGTTCGTCGCCATGCAGGAGCTCGGCATCGAGCTGCCACCGGAAACGCTTGCCTGGATTGAGCACTGCAAGACCGTGAAGGAGTCATTTCCGAAGGTTGAATAACAGTCAATATTGACTGTATAATCGGCCATCGACTTACCCCTTGGAAGAACGAGCGCATGGCACAACTCAAACAGGTCTGCACCGTCACGAATGGATCGCAGACGATCACTGTGATTGGCGTGAATGTGGCGTATCGCATTCGTGCGAACAACATGTTCATGGTGGTCAACGAGTTGGTGCCATACACGGTCGCGACCGACGCGGTGTTCGATGGCGTGAATACGGTGGTCCAGCTCACGGGCGCCTATCAGGGCGCCTCGAACGCGATGGCGCCGAGCTCGTTTGTGACCGACTTCACCGCGCCTGACAACCTGCCGCTGATCTCTCAGGGGGACGTCGGCACGGCCGCAGTCTGGACGGCTGCCATGTATCGGCTCCAAGAGATGATCGGCTCCGTCACTCCAGCGGGTTTGACAGCCTTCATCGCCGAGATCAACGCCACCCAAGCGGCCGCAGCAGCCTCCCAGTTGGCTGCGAAGACCAGTGAAACCAACTCGAAGGCGAGCGAAACGAAGTCAGCAGCCAGTCAATCGGCGGCCTCCAACAGTGCTGCGGCAGCGCTTGCGTCACAGAATGCGGCCAAGACCAGCGAAACCAACTCGAAGACCAGCGAGACCAACGCATCGAATTCGGCGGGCCAGGCACGCACCTCGGCTACGCAAAGCGGAAGCTCGGCTGATGCGGCCGCCGCATCGGCATCGGCCGCGTTTGCCAGTCAACTAGACGCCAGCGGATCGGCGGCAAGCGCTCTCACGTCCAAGAATGCTGCGAAGACGAGCGAGACCAACAGTGCCGTCTCGGCTGCTGCGGCCAAAACGAGCGAAACGAATGCCGGCGCTTCCGAAACGAATGCCGGCGCGAGCAAGACAGCGGCAGCCGGCTCTGCTGCGGCAGCGCTTGCGTCGCAAAATGCCGCCAAGTCCAGCGAAACGAATTCCAAGACCTCTGAGACCAATGCCGCTGCTTCAGCATCGAGCGCTGCGGCTGATCGCGCGACCGTGCAGGGTATCGTCAAGTCGATGAACGAGCTGTATCTCGGCGAGCAAGCGGCTGACCCGACGAAAGACAACAACGGCGGTGCGCTCAAGGTCGGGGCGGAATACTTCAACAACGTGCGCAATATCATGCGCGTCTACACCAGCAAGGGCTGGCAAGACGTAGATATCGATGCACAAACCCAGGCCGCGAACGCCACCGCCAGCGCCTCCGCGGCAGCAGGGTCAGCCGCAGGCGCGCTGTCTTCGGCCGGCGCCGCTGCAGCGTCACAGGCAGCCGCGCTCGCTTCGCAGAATGCCGCCAAGACCAGCGAAACGAACTCAAAAACCAGCGAGACTAATTCCGCTGCAACTGCCGCAGCGTCGCTTGCCTCGCAGAAAGCTGCTGCCGCGAGCGAAACGAACAGCAAGACCAGCGAAACAAATGCCGCCGCCAGCGCTGCGCACGCTGACGACGTAGCTGCCAGGATCGGCAACCCGGTCGCCAAGGGCGGCGACACGATGACGGGCGACCTGTATATGGACGGCGCCAAGGTGGTCTCGACTCGCTACGGAACAGGGGGTGCTCTCGTTTTGCGCGCAGCGTCCGGGACGCAAGCGGCTCAGACCGCCCTCACTACAGGGTCGCAGGCTGGCACGCTGACGTATCGTGGCTACGACGGCGCGAACTTCCAGGACATGGCTTCTATCGACGCCTGGGCGGATGGCGCCGTATCGAGCACAAGCTCTGCGGCCTACCTGAGCTTTGCCACCACGCAAAGCGGCGCAACTGGCAAAGCGGAACGGATGCGCCTGACAAGCGCCGGCCGTTTGCTGCTCGGCTCTGTGAGCGACGATGGCACGAGCTTGTTGCAGGTGAATGGAAACGCACGCTTCAAGGGTGGCGTGCAAAGCTCGGGGTTGGATGCGGCGGGCCAGTTCCGCGCTGTCGCTGGTAGCTATGGGGTATTGCTTCGCAACGACGGCAGCAATGTCTACCTGATGCAAACCGCCAGCGGCGATCAGTATGGGACGTTCAACAGCTTCCGACCGTTCCAATGGAGCCTGACGACGGGTGCAGTAACCATTGACGCACCCGGCGCGAGCACGACCTTTGGCGGGGCGGTCATCGTTAATAACGCCTCAAGCTTGGCACTGCGTGGTAACGCGGGTCTCCAGCGTCAAATCAGTTTCCAGTCGGGGGCTGTTGACCGGTGGAGAGTGATTACTGATTCGTCTGCTGAGGGCGGCGCAAACGTCGGCTCGGACTTTTACATTCAAGCGATGAGCGACGCGGGCGCCTATCTCTCGAATGCTCTCAAGATCACGCGCAGCACCGGTCGTGTATGGCTTGGAAGCGGGCTGGACGTGCAAGGCACGCTTACCACTAGCGGCACTGCGACCATCACCGGCGCGCTAACTGCACAGGCAGGGTTCAATAACACCAACGGCACCATCTACAACTACGGCTGGGGCGGCTCGACGGGCAAGGCCGTCTACACCTTCTCGGCAGACGGTTCGAAATACCTGCTCTATGACGGTTCCTCCTACACGCTTGCTGGCGGCGGACTATCCGTGGCCGGGCCACTCAATGCGACAGGCGCTGTCACAAGCACGAGCGGCCAGATGGTTATCAGCGGCTGGTCTAACAATCCCGCGAGCGGCGTCCTCTATTTCGGGGCCGCAGCCAACAACAAATACCTGTATTACGACGGCACTAACTTCCAGTTTTCTGGTGGGGATTTAAACGCCAACGGGAACAGGGTATGGCACGGTGGGAATCTGCCAAGCCCGATGCAGACGACTGGCGGCACGTTCTCTGGCCAAGTCGACTACAACACGACCCTCCGAATGTTGAATGCAAACGCGATTCAACTTTGGGCACCGGGGAATGGCTCCTTTGGCGTGCTGCGCGGCGACGTTGGGTATTGCGGGTTCTTGAATCAAGCCCAAAGCGCGTGGAATTTGACGATCAGTGACGGTGGAGCGGTGAATTTTCCGCGTGCTCGACCGACATGGGCGGGACTGGTCCCGTGGGATAACGGCAACTTCAACCCTGGCTCCTATCAGCCTGCTGGCAGCTATATCCGCCAGTATGTCTACAACGACGGCAGTGGCTTTGGCCTCACGTCCGGTGCGGCCCCAAGCATTGCCTATATCACGTCGCAATCCGCCTGCTTGACGTTGCAGAACCAGGGCAACAACTCAGCCTCGTGCGTGATCAACTTCCGCCGTGAAGGGTCGTTCGCCGCTTACTTCGGGCTCGACACCGACAACCAATGGGCTGTGGGCGGCGGATCGCATGGAACGATCCGTTACCGCCTTTGGCACGAGGGCAACTTGAGTCCAGCAACTGCCGGCGCTACGGTGCGCCGCACTGGCACATTCGAGTTGGCGGACATCGACGGTCACGGCAGTCGCGGGTTTCAAGATGCCCCGGACAACGCAGTGGTTATCGGCATGGCTGTAGTCGGGTGGTATGGACCCAACGGTGACTGCGTTGGAGCCGTCCGCCTGCGCGTATCCCGTCTCGTCAACCAATAAGGAGCAAGTGTGATTACAGCCAATGAGCTTCGGTTCGCCATGCAAGACCTCTGCCCAAATCTGACCTACGGCAAGGACTATGTTGTGTGGCATGAGATCGATGCGGAAACCGGTGTCCAACTGGTAGACGCGGAGATCGCAGAGTGGCGCAACCTCACACCGCAGCCGCTCATTGACGTGGTTCGGCAGCGCGCCATTACGTTGCGCCCGGCCCTCGCGGAGATCGGGCTTCGCAAAAAGCGGAACCAACTTCTGTCGGAAACGGACTGGACACAACAACCCGACGTGCCGAACGCAACACGCGCCAGCTACGCGAGCTATCGCCAGGCGCTGCGCGACTTGCCTCAACAGCCCGGTTTTCCGAGTGAGGTTGATTGGCCGATCGCACCGCAATAACTTTTACCCACCCGAAGGAGTATCGAATGTCTTTGCTTAAAAGTGTCCTGATTAAGTCGATTGGTGTTCCGGCTGATTTTCACACTGTGACCAACGTGACGCTGAACAAGAGCTCCGAAAACGCGAGTATCAACATCGCGAGCTATTACACCCAGGAGGTTTACGCCGCGGGCGCCCAAGCGCTCGCGCAGAGCACGATCCAGGTCAATGGGGCACCGGAAGCGAATCAAGATGTCTGGGCATTCGCCGACGCCGCACTGGCAAAAGCCGCCCCGGCCGGCACTGATCCGGCCGCGATCCTTGAGCAGTTTGCCGCGATCAATCCCTATGTGTTCGCCGGCGCGACTATCGTTAAATAACCGCAGAGGGTGCCGTGGTTTACGCGATCTACACCGTTTTGAACTTGCTTTTCACCGGGCTCGCCTACGTGCTGGCACCTTTTGTTGCGCTCTTCTGCAAGGACAACGGCTATCTACCACGCTGGCTGTCGTGGTTCCAGACCTTCGATGCGCCGCTCGATGTCGGTTGGCGAGACGGCTACTTCACGCCCAACGGTGTGCCGACCGAACGATCCTCGCTCTGGCTGTGGTGGATGCGAACTCGATGGCTATGGCGTAACCCCGCCTATGGGTTCGCCTACTGGCCGCTGGGCGAGACATTTAACCCTGCGGAGTGGGTCGTCACGACGTTCGTCTCAGGCAAAGACTACACGCGCTTCCACGCGCGCACGGTAGACGGGCGGCTCTGGTGCGTCAGCTACGACGGCGCGTGGGGCTCGTGGAAGCTCGGGTGGAAGGCATGGAACTACTTCGAAGGCATGGACGAGCAGGGCGCACCGAAGTGGTCGAGCAAACCGTGGGGTCCGGAATGGCGCATTCCGCACAGCTTCACCCCGAACATTTTCAAGGGCATCGCGCGGCTCTTCTCGCATAAGGAATAGACATGCCAATCATTAAAGACCTGACGCTCGAGGCGACCGGTGGCAACGCAAGCTGTCACGTGGTTGGGTCCATCTCTCTCGATCTGTTGGCCAAGACCACGATGGCGACGCTCATCAGCTTCGTGTCGGAAGACACCTATAAGGCAGGCAAGAACCCGGCAAGCTTCCAGCGAATCATCGCATCGGTCGAGGGATTGCCAGTAGACAACGAAGCGCCGCTTGCGTTCATCGAGGCGGAGCTTGTCAAGGCGGGAACATTTGCCGGCGGAAGCGTAGTAGCATAGGCCGGGGTGCATGAACAGTCAAAACTGACTTGCCATAAAGATCAGTTTTGGCCTATCATCTGGGCTACCCCTTTGCAAGCGATCGACAAAGGAATCATGCAAATGAATACGGGAACTGACGAAATGCCGGTCGATCTTGGAGTGCTCGAGGAGCAGGTAAACAACGTCCAAAAAGACGTTGGCGAAATCAAAGGGGCGCTCTCCCAGATCGCGAGCGCGATCACGAAACTTGCGGTGCTTGAGGACCGCCATCAGAACACGCTCGCGCGCGTCGATAAGCTCGAAACGCGTCTGCAGGCGAACGTCGACAAAACCTCAGAACTCGAAAAAGCCCAGATCAAGGCGTTCGCAATGGCTGAAGGCGCAAGTCGCGCCATCAAGATCGTCTGGATGGTGATCGGCGCTGCCGTGGTGGCTGCTATCGGCAAATACGCGGTCGTCTCTTTCGTCCACTAAAACAGTCAATACTGATTATTATCATGAAACACTGGTTTAAATCCTTCTTCGACCATCGCCTGTTCCTGCTGCTGCTGCCGGCCGCGGCCGTTCTCATGAGCGACCGTCCGGTGTTCTACAGCTTGCTGTTCTCGATCTCGGCGATCCTCTTCATCGTAGGCGTCGGTCACTGGCTGCGCCAAATGCAGATGCACTACATCTCGATGGGCGAGCTCGCCGGCAAGGCCAAAGAAACCTCGATCGGCGCGGCCACCGTGTTTTTTGCGACCGCTGCCTATAGCGCCGTGCTGGTGATATGCACGGTGTGGTGGGTGCGCGGCTGATGCTGCCCGCACTCGCGGCAGTTTATCTGCCCATCCTGGTCGCGCAAACGGCGGCGCTCTGGCCCACGATGCCAGCGCCGTCGATGCTTGCCGCTCAGGTCGAGCAGGAAACCTGCGTCTCGCTCAAGAGCAAGGGCTGCTGGAACCCCAAGACCGAACTCAAGACGGATCGGGAATACGGGTTTGGCCTCGGGCAGCTCACGATCACGCCAAAGTTCAACAACTTCGAGGCTGCGAAGACGTGGGACAAGTCGCTCGCAAGCTGGAAGTGGGAAGAGCGCTTCGACCCGAAGATGCAGCTCGGCGCGCTCGTCGCCTACGACCGCAACCTCTATCGCCAGATCAACTACGGCAAGACCGATACCGACCGGCTCGCCTTCATGTTTTCAGCCTACAACGGCGGTCTCGGCGGGCTCGTCAAGGACCGGCAGGTCTGCCGTGCCACCGCCGGGTGCAATCCCGATGTGTGGTTCGGGCACGTGGAGAACACGAGCTTTCGCGCACGCACCGCCGTCAAGGGCTACGGGCAGTCCTTCTTCGATATCAACCGCGGCTACGTGAAGAACATCCTCATCGTGCGCCGGCCGCGCTATGAATTCCTGGACAAGAAATGAAAACCCTTTTCAAGCAGATCGCATTCGCCGCTGTCGTCTTCGCTGCGGGCTTCGCCGCCGGCTTCTTCGCGCATGGCTCGAGCGCACTGAAGCAAGAGATCAAGGAAGTCCAGGCGGTTCGCCAGACCGACGCGGCCAGCGTGCAGAAGGCGCAGCAAACGAGCATCAAGGTCGAGGGGAAGGTGGCGCAAATCGCCTCGAACATCGACGCGAACAAGAGCCAGATCCACGACCGTGTATCGGCACAGATCAAACACCACGCCGCGGCAACGGCGCCTCACTCAACCTTTGACCCTACGGAGTATCACGATGAAACGACTTCCTCTGGCGCTTCGCGCTGCGGCGGCTTCGCTCTTGATGTTGGCACTGTGCGCATGCTCAACGCCAGTCGTCAAGGAGCCGCTTTTGATCGTGCCGGCGGCCTCGATGAAGCGGGCGACGCCGCTCCAGCCCTTTGCTTTACCGACTTCATCGACGCAGACCAAGACCTGACCAAGCTGTATCTGGACCTGTCCGAGCGTCACAACTCGCTCGTGCAGTCGGTCGAGGATTACCAGGCCGACCAGCGTAAGCGTCTCGGCATCAAAGACGATCCCGAAGCCACCGAAACACCCGCTCAGTAATCCCGCCAACGGCCTGTCCCAACAGGCCGATTCCATATCCGCCAGGAAGACTCGAATGCTGCAAGACCAATTCGTCATCACCTTCAACAACACGAAGCAGTTCCCGACCATTCAAGACGTTGCGCAGGAGCTCGGTCTGTCAGTCCAGACGGTCAAGAACAAAGCGGTCGCGCTGCGACGCACGAAGGAATACGCGGGCAAGATCATCAACCGCAACGGCGTCGAGCTGCCGATGTCGGAGAATGTGAACCGGATTACCGAAGCGACGCCTGAAGCGTGTATCGAGGCTTTGCGCACGTTCGCGCTGCTGAACCCGGAAAAGCCGGTCACGCGCAATTCGTTCCGCCTCTACGGGCCGCTTGCGGAGTCGGCCTGGAACTGCCACTTTGGATCCTTCCTCGAGTTCAAGCGCCAGGCGCAGCTTGAGCTCAACCGCCAGCAGCACACGCTTGAGCGTCAGATCGCCAAGCACGTGTCGGTCGATCACTACCGGCGCGCCAACGAAGACCGCCGCGATTGGGCCGATCGCTACACGCGCACGAACGCACGGCGCTTCAAGACGCTGCTGGTGTGCTCGGACCTCCACGACAAGGAGATTGACCTCTTCTACCTGCGCGTGCTGATCGACACAGCCAAGCGCGTGCAGCCGGACGTGATCGTGCTCAATGGCGACATTTTCGACCTGCCCGAGTTCGGCAAATACGGCGTGGACCCGCGCGAGTGGGACGTGACCGGCCGGATTCGCTTCACGCACGAGAACATCCTCGGCCCGCTGCGCCGCGCATGCCCGGGTTCGCAGATCGACTTCATTGAGGGCAATCACGAAGCGCGTCTGCTACGCCATATGAGCGACGCAACCCCAGCGCTTCGCTCGGTGCTCTCGGACCTGCACGGCATGACTGTGAGCAAGCTCCTGGGCCTGGATCAGTTCCAGATCAACTACATCGCCAAAGCCGACCTGGCCGCTTTCACGAAGCGCGACTTCGAAAAGGAGCTAGCGAACAACTACAAAGTCTATTTCGAGACTGTCCTGTGCCACCACTTCCCGCACGCGCGAAACATGGGCCTGCCGGGTGTCAATGGCCACCATCACCGCCATCAGGTCTGGTCGCACTTCAGCCCGATCTACGGCGCCTATGAGTGGCACCAGCTTGGCTCCGGCCACAAGCGCAGCGCCTCCTATTGCGAAGGCGAGCGCTGGCACAACGGCTTTGCACTGGTGAACGTGGACACAGCCACGCGGGCGAGCAACTTCGACTACATCGCCGTGACCGACTTCGCTGTATCGGGCGGCAAGTGGTATCACCGCGACGCTTCCGAAATGGACCACTCGATCATCAAATCCCTCATCCACTAAGGAGCAGACGTGAGCTGGCTTACAGACATCATCAGGGGCACCTCGGTGCCTCAGATCGGGCGCGGAGGCGGCGCCTACACCATCGGCACGGTGGTGGACGCCAATGGCGAGCTTTTCAGCCTGGAGTCGTGCAAGAAGGAATACGCCTATGACGGCGGAGACAACCTGACGAGCATCAAGGCGACCGAACCCGGCACGAACAAGGTCCGGGTGAAGACCTACACGCTCAGCGCCACGAACAAGCCTGCAACCGAAAGTGGGTGGGTGCCGCAATGAGCCTTGACTACGGTGATCTTCAGGTAGGGCTGGCGCTCGCAGGGATCAGCAAAGTCAAGGCGAGCGCGGCTCCGCGAGCGCTGGGCTTTTCCGCCTGGAACGCGAACGGCTTGCGTAGTGAGCCCGAGTTCAATGTGCGCATCCCGGTCTACTTCCCGTTTGGCGCCAAGTCGGTCGCCGCAGCGTTCGACGGCAACTATAACGGCGCGCCAAACGAGCCGCTGCTGCCGAACCCGGTGACGATCTCGGGCAAGCTCGAATACCCGGAGCGGGAGATTTACTCTTCGTTCACCTTCGGGCAGTCGCAGTCCGGCACGCTCATTCCGGGCGGCCAGTTGAAAACGGATGACGTGTTTATCGACATCCCGCCTGGCGCGACAGCCTGGTTTCAATACTATGGCAAGGTGCCGGCGGGCGGCAAATATCCGACGAACATCCTCGCCGGCGGCCAGTTCCCGGGACTCTACGTGGACCACACCGCGGGCGTGGGCAACATCACGGGAGACCCGGACCACCAGTGGCCGTTCGTCTACGAGTTCGTGTTCTCCCACAGCGCGGTGGTGGGCGAGACGGCGACGGGCTCGAACCTGGCCATCGCGGGCTATGGCGACTCGATCATGGCGGGCACTGGTAGCAATCACCTGTCGCAAGGCTGGCTGGGCGTGATTGTGGATGGCAAGTTCCCGCTGATGAACTTCGGATCTCCATCGGACGTGGGTCAGTATTTCCACGCGCGCGATGCACGGGCACGCCTCACCTTTTCGCGTCACGCTGATGTGGCGGTCTACGCGTATGGGATGAACGACTTTTTGCGCCAGTTGCCCGAGCAGAACCTCTACAACTCGGCGATGGAAGTGTCGGCAGCGCTCAAGCGGCGTGGGCTGCAGGTGTTCGCCGCGACGACACCACCCTCGACCACCTCGAGCGACGGCATGCTTACCGTGCAGGGCCAGGCGCCTGCGAACCCGGCGTTTGCCATCGGCGGGGCGCATGCGCATTGGAATGCCTGGCTGCGAGACGGCGCGCCGATGAGCGGCTCGCTTGCGAAGGGGTTCGTCAACCAGCCCAGGGGCGTCTCGAGCATGGATGCGTTCCGGATTGGCGACCCGCGGCACCCGATTGCTTACCTGATCGACGTCGCTGCGTCGCTCGAAAGCTCGCCCGGCAGTGGTCTCTGGCGCGCGGCCGTTGGCGGCGATCCGGACAAGGTGTTTTCGTATGACGGCATCCATCCGGCGGACGCTGGCGTCGAGAGCATCCGGGTAGAGCAGGGTCCGGCACTGCTGGCCAAACTTGCGAGCCTCGCCCACTAGTCGGTCTTTCGTCTTTCGTAACAGTCATTATTGACTATATAATGAGGGCTCTTAGAACCGACCTAGGACGCCCTCATGCCCCGCCAGAAGCAACCGCAGCAACGCCGTCAGAAGACCCGCACCGACCGTCGGCGCAATGAGGATCACAACGCACATTACGACCCCGCCCCTGAGCTTGAGCAGCGCAAGGTGGTCAAACCCAGCTTTGACCCGATCCGCGCTCGCACAGATGCCCAGGAGCGCTACATCGCATCCATCAAGGGTAAGACGATCACATTCGCGACTGGACCCGCTGGAACCGGCAAAACGTGGGTCTGCGCGTCCCTTGCCGCTGATGCTCTGCGCGAGAAGCGCATCGAGAAGATCATCGTGACGCGCCCGGCGGTCGAGGCCGGCGAGAGCTTGGGCTTTCTGCCTGGCGAAATGGAAGAAAAGTTCAGCCACTACCTCGTGCCGTTCGAAGAGGTGATGGTCGAGCGGCTTGGCACCGGCGCTTACGAGTATCACAAGCGCGTGGGCAACATCGAAGGCGCACCGCTTGCCTACATGCGCGGGCGCACGTTCCGCAACTCGATCGTCATACTCGATGAAGCTCAAAACACGACGCCCGAGCAGATGAAAATGTTCCTGACCCGGATCGGGGAGGGCTCACGTCTGATCATAAACGGCGACACGGGGCAGGTCGATATCCGCGGCAAGTCCGGTCTCGCCGACGCAATCGACCGGGTGAGGTGGATTCCGACTGTCGGCCACGTGCGCTTCGAAAAGAAGGATGTGGTGCGGCACGGGGTCATTCAGGAGATCCTCGAGAGCTACGAGCAGGCGGCCGCATGAGCCACGAGACCGATCTGGCCAAGAAGATGCACGCGCGGGCTGAGGCTGATGGATTGGCGCCGGATCACGCGCTGCGGCTGCGGGCAGACGAGTTCGACGAAGCCGCGGTGGGCTATTACGCGCAGCCGCAAACTTCGAGCGTCAAGCAGTTCATCGGCGCGTGGGCTCGAGCACGATCCGCCTGGTCGAGCTATAGCGGCGAGCCCTTGATTTAAGGCGCCGCGGTTGGAAACGGAGCGGTCTCGGTTGGGGCCGCTCCCTAGACCTGGGTTCCCGGGTCCGTGACTTGGGCTCCCAATGCGTTCCCGTTAGTTTTAAAGAATCTTAAGACTTAAATATAAATATTGTTGTTTTTAACGAGGCGGAGAGGATGACCCAAACGATCATCGCGGAACCCAAGCTCAAGGAATGGTTTGGGGATTTTTACGGGCACGACCTGTCGTTCCTGCGCTGCGAAGTGGCGGCGATTGCGAACATTGACGGCAAGCTCCTGAAGCGCGAACCCGAGTTGCTCACGACCAAGTGGTTCGACTATCGGCGCATGCACCCGACAAAGGCGACGTATCTCTTCGCGCAGTGCTACCTGAAGGCATATCAGGACTTCATGGTGACGACGCTCGACTACCAGCGCGGCAAATTCATGCGCCCATTCAAAGGGAGCGAAGACTTCATGCAAGCGAAGGAAAAGAAGGCGCTCTGGATGCTGCGGCAAACGGGAGATCAGCTCGGCATTCGATACAATTTTTTCCTGCGTTTCGCGATGAACTGGATGATGGCCCGGAACTGGCACCATGCGCCGCGCCCCTCGCACATCAACGCCAACGAAGAGATGTTGGCCGAGATGGTGATCGCGTGGGAGGAGGAGTGCCGCAACAGCCTGCAAATCTGTCAGGACGAGCGCTACTTGGCCGCCAACTGGTTTGGTCACGCCGACCAGATTGCCTACGAGCGGTTCCTCATCACCCAGATCAAGCAGCGGCGCCACGCACACTATTCGCTCGCCGCAGCCCTCTATACGCACGGCGTGCTGCGCATTGAGGCCGCGATCCAGAACTTCCCACCGGGGACACTCGATCAAGCGCTCAAATTAGCCTGAGTATATCAGTCAATACTGACTATAATGTGCATGTCAGTGTGACGTTTGATCTACCCATTTTCCCCGTGTTGGAGAGTTTCATGACCCCCGAACAACTGCGCATCGAACAACAACGTGAAGGGCAGCGCCTGGCCCGCTGTGACGATGACGCGATTCCTAGCAGTCGCCCCCGTCTGACCACTCGGCCAGGCTATGAAAGCCCGAGCCGCGCGTCAGCGCCCCGCATGAGCCGTCCGAAACCCAAAGCGGCCCCGTCTGGCCACCAGGCTTTTCTGAAGGCGCTGCAGGACTCTGGCGCTGAGATTGTGGTGCACCTGCTGGATGATGACGATGTGCTCACCGGCAAGATTCGCGCGGCCGACGCGTTCACGATCTCCCTGGAAGTGAAGGGCGACACCCACGTCATTTTCAAGCACGCGATCCAGCGCTTCAAGCCGCTCCCGCGTCCGCGAGTTCAGGCACAGACCCCGGTCGTTGATGAAATGGGTCTTGCAGCATGAGCGAAGCCACCATCGATCGCGTCGAGGAATCGGTTGCTGCGATGGTGGGCGCTGCATATAGCGGCGCTGCCGCCGCAACTGCTGCGGGCGAGGAGCCGGATGACTTCATCGCCAACAAGTTCGAGTTCGACGACGAGTTCCAGAGCACCATCGCGACGCTCGCGCTGCGTGACTCGGAATTCATGCGCCGCGCCGCGCACCTGCTTAAGCCCGAGTATTTCGAGCAGACCGGTGAAGCGGGTGTGGTGGAGCTCTCGCTGCGCTATTACGAGCGATTTAAACGCGTTCCTGACCCGGCCGTTTTCCCGACCGTCATTCGCGACGCCATTGCAAACGCTCGTCTGAGGAAAGACGCCGCCGGCGAAGTCGTCGCGGCATTCAAGAAGCTCAAGGACCGCACGATCGCCGATCGCGATTATGTGGAAGAGAAGGTTGCGGAGTTCGCCCGGCACCAAGCGGTGAGCCAGGCCATCCTCGAGTCTGTGAGCCTGCTGGAAAAAAAGAAGCTGCCGCAGATCGAAAAGGCCATCAAGGCGGCAATCGAGATCGGGCTGAATGAGGCCGACGAGGGCTACGACTACTTCAAGGAGATCGAGTCCCGAACCGAGGAGCGGCTCGACATTGCGAGCGGCAAGGTGCCACCGCGCGGCATCAGCACCGGCATGCTCAAGATCGACGAGATCCTCTATCACAAAGGGTGGGGCCGCAAGGAGCTCTCGCTGCTGATGGGCGGGGCGAAGTCCGGTAAGACGACCGCCATGATCACGTTCGCCAAGTTCGCGTCACTCGCGGGCAAGAACGTGCTCTATATCACCCTCGAAGTGGCCTCACGCATTATCGCGGAGCGTCTGGATGCGACGATTTCCCAAAATCTCGTCAAGGAGCTCGGCAAGAACATCCATGACATTCGCCTGAAGGTTGAGGCGTTAGAGAAGCGCGCGGGTCTGTTGAAGATCCACGAATATGCGGCGGGCACCTGCACGCCCAACATGATTCGTTCGCTGATCGACCGCTACAAGGCGAAAGGCATCAAGTTTGACCTAGTGGTGGTCGACTACCTGGACATTATGGCGCCCAACCATCGCTATAACGACCCGATCGAGAACAGCAAGTCCGTGTTTGTGGACATGCGCGGGCTCGCCTTCGAGGAAGACGTGGCGCTCCTGTCCGCAACGCAGACCAACCGGGACGGGTCCAAGTCTACGGTGGCTAAAGCCGAGCACGTGGCAGAAGACTTCAACAAGATTCGGATCGCGGACGTGGTGATTTCCATTAACGCGACGGAAGAGGAGCGGGCGAAGGGCGAAGCACGGCTTTACTTCGCAGCGTCTCGAAATCAGGAGTCGGGGATCACGGTGTTCATTCGCCAGAACCTTTCGACTATGACTTTCATCGAGAGCATAGTCAGAATTGAATAATGGCACATCCCTGGGTGTTTTTCCTTCTGATGATCATTTTCACAGGTGGCCGGCTGACGGTGCCGGCCCTTGTCACTCTGCTCGCGATGGCGTGCAGCTAATTGGAGCTATCGCATGACCAAAGAATATCTGCCGCACCAGCAGCGCGTAGTGACGGAGAAGGCGGAGAACGACGAGCGCTTGGAGAAGCTCATCAAATTCTTCGACACGCCTATCTTCGCGGGCCTGGACAACCTGGAGAAGTTCGACCTGCGTTACCAACACGCGCTGATGCGCGAGCTTTCCGGCGTGCTGGCAAGCAGAATCTCCCGCTTCTAAGGCAATTTCACAGGGGTCTCACAAACCCCTGTTTTCAGCGCGTATCGTGCGCGCATCTGACTAAGAAAGTGTGACGTAATGAGCGATAACGCGGAGCTTCAGGAAGCAATCGAGACGCTGGACATCGAGTCGTGGCTCGACGATCAGGGCATCGCGTATAAGCAAGCGCGTGGGGCTCGCGGCCGGCAAGCAAACGTCAAGGAATGCCCGTGCTGTGGCAACTCGAACTGGAAGGTCTACATCGGCCTGGAGACGGGTCTTGGCAACTGCTTCGCAGGTGACTGCGAAACGAAGTTCAACAAATGGAGCTTCATCAAGGCGTCGCTCGGCTCGGACAACAACCGCGACGTGGTGGAGCACATCCAGAACTTCGCGAAGAGCCAGGGCTGGCGCCCCAAGCGCAAAGCGTCGATGGCCGTCAACCTGAATACGGACCTGAAGCTGCCAAAGTCGATCGCGCTGCCGCACAACCGGCGCAACCTGAAGTATCTGGACAACCGCAATATCACCGGCACGACCTCAAGCTATTTCAGCCTGCGCTACTCGCACGATGGCAAGTTCTTCTACAAGGACGATGACGGCAAGACGCGCGCCCAGGATTACAGCCAGCGCGTGATCATCCCCGTGTTCGACCTCGAGGGCGACCTCGTGACGTTCCAGGGCCGCGACATTACCGGCGCGGCGGAGAAGAAGTATCTGTTCCCGCCGGGATTTGCCTCGACGGGCTCCGTGCTCTACAACGGCCACAACGCGCTTGCGGCCAAGCACGTGGTGATCGGGGAGGGCGTGTTCGATGTGGCAGCCATGAAGATCGCGCTCGACGAGCAACTGGAGCTGCGCGACGTGGTGCCAATCGGCAGCTTCGGCAAGCACCTGTCGCACGGCGATGAACAGTCGCAGATGGCCAAGCTCACCAAGCTGCGCGACGGTGGCCTGCAGGTGGTGACGTTCATGTGGGACGGCGAAGCGAAGGCAATCGATGCGGCGATTGAAGCGGCCCTGATGGTCAAGAAAATCGGGCTCACATCGCGTGTGGCGGTGCTCCCCGAGAACCGTGATCCCAACGAAGTGCCGCCGGCGGTCGTGCGTGATGCCTTCTGGAAAGCGACGACCATTAACCCGATGACGGCAACGCGCATGAGGCTCACCAAAGGTCGTTAAATTTCGCCGTTTGCAATAGTCAAAACTGACTACAATTCCCGCACATTGATGCGTAGAATGATTTTCATTGAGAGCGCGACAGTAGCGCGCGAGAGAGGAGCGCATGAGCACAGCGATCACTGTTAGTTCGACCGCAATGATGCACGAGGGTGGCACCAAGTTTTACGAGATTGTGACGTTTGACAACCTCACGAACGGGAACTCTGTCGAGGTCCGTCGCTGGGGTAAGGCCGATCAGTTGACCAGAGGTGGGGGTCAAGCGAGCGTCGATAGTCACCCGAATCTGAAGGCTATGTCGGCATCGAGCGCCAGACAGGTCAAGGCAAAGGAGAAGGGCGGCTATCGGTCGATTGCCTCCAAGCACGTCTTCCACTCCAACAACGGCACGCATGGCGAGGCGCAAATCGGCAGCGGCATTGCGGCGCACTACAGCGATTCGAAGACGAGGGATTCGATTCTCGAAAAGCTCGGCATCGATCCGACGGCGCCAGCGAGCCCCGAACCCCTCAAGCGCGAAGAGACGCCGGTCGATCGCGGCGAACAGTGGGGGTCGTGGTGATGGATGACCACGACGCCGAGAACGCCGCTTATTTCGAAGGTCGCGACGACGGCCGCGCAGAGGCTGCTGAAGAGCTACTCGCGGCCATGTCACCCGACGTTCGCCGACTCGTCGAATACGACGCCCGATTTCGCCTCACGAGCGTGCTGCGTCAAGCGGCTGCGCAAGAGAGCAACAAGCGCTACGTCCAGTCGATCTTCGCCCTTCAGGTGCAAGCGCTGGCTACGCTGAAAACAGTAGACGCAACTCGCCCCGAGTGGGGCTCCTGGTAAGGAGAGAGCAATGGCTGAAGCCAAGACGCAGTTTGTCGATGACACCAACTACCCGCCGTCCGCATCGTTGGGCGGCAATAACGCCTACTACCTCGACTACTGCGAGTCGGGTGGCTGCAAACCTGGCTACGCGGTTTGTTTGCACAAGGTGAAGGCAGTCCAGGAGGGGAGGCTGCACGCCGAGCTCGGAAGCTGCACGACCCGCATCCAGAGTCGCACCTGTCCGGCAATGGGCTTGCGCGATAAGGAGCTGCTCGAGGGCCGTGCGCTCTACTTCATCGACCGCCAGAAGCAACTCGCCTGGTGGAACGAGCAGATCAAGCTGCCGATCACGTCGCCGTTCCTTGACGAGCTCAAGGAGGCGAGCAAGGCGACTCGCAAAGCGGCCGCTACGAAGAAAGCGGGACCGGCGCCGGCCGCCCCAACTTATGCGCCCGTTGTCGATGCCAGTGGCGGTTATGCGGCCGCAATCAACGCAGCGATGCAACAGACACAACCGGCTCCGGTCGCCGCTAAACCCACCGAGCCGCCCAAGCCGGTCGAACCGCCCAAAGCCCAACCCATCGCGACGCCCAGCCTGAAACCGGCACCGGGCGAGTCGATGCTCGAATTCGCCAAGCGCATGCGTGAAGCACGCGCAGCGGCATAACCCAGACCACACGCACAAGGAGAACCATGAATTCCAATGACATCTACCGCGCGATCGAGGAGATCGCGGCGACTTCCAGCAAGAACGAAAAGCAGGCGCTGGTGAAAAAGCACATCGGCGACGACAAGTTTTCGATGACCCTGACCGCGGCGCTCAACCCGCTGATCAGCTATGGCATCTCCAAGCGCCCGATCGTGAGCCCGGATACGGTCGGCACGGGCTTGTTCGAGGACTCGACGTGGGACTTGCTGGGTCTACTGATCAACCGCGCGACGACCGGCATGTCGGGTAACGCAGCCATCGATGCGGTGCGGGCTGAGATGGAGCGCCTCGAGCCTGCGTCGAGCGAACTCTTCTGGCGAATCATCAAGAAAGACCTGCGCGCGGGGTTCTCGGCTGAAACCGTCAACAAGGCGGTGAAGGGTCTGATTCAGACGTTCCCTTACATGCGCTGCGTGCTGCCGAGTAAAGCCAAGTTCGACAAGTGGGATTGGGTGGCGGGTGCGTTCAGCCAGCACAAAGCAGACGGCGCATTTACGAACGTCGATCACGATACGCGCGGCGTGGTGCGGCTGACTACGCGTCAGGGCAGCGAACTGCCGATCGAAAAGTTTGAAAAGATGGTGCCGGAGATCCAGCGCGCGTTACAGCGCGGCACGCAGACGCACGGCGAAATTGTCGTGAAGGTCGATGGGGTCATCGCAAACCGCGAGATCGGCAACGGCATCCTGAACAGCGTGCTCTCGGGTGGCGACTTTGCTGAAAACGAAGTGCCTGTGTTCTACGCCTGGGACCAAATCCCGCTGACTGCGGTTGTGCCGAAGGGCGTGTATGAAGTGCCGTATCGCGAGCGCTTCACGGCGCTACTGCGTCAGTTGATCCACGCCGGCACCGAGTCGGTCAAGCTGATCCCGACCAAGATCGTCCACTCGCTCAAGGAAGCCTACGAGCATTGCAGCAGCCTGCAGGTCGAGGGCAAAGAGGGCACGGTGCTCAAGAACGGCGCCGGCGTCTGGAAAGACACCAAGAGCGGCAACGAGGATGTGGTCAAGCTCAAGCTCGAAGTCGATGTGGATCTTATCTCGACAGCCATTCTCGACGGCGAAGACGGCACGAAAAACCAGGGGCGTCCGGGTCGCGTGATGATGCAAACGCGCGATGGCTTGCTGCGTGTGAATGTTGCGGTGAAAAACGAGGCGCTGCGCGACGCGATCGAAGCCGATCCGCGGGCGTTCATTGGCTGCATCTGGGCGGTGCGGTTCAACCAGATCATGAAGCCTTCAGCCAGCAACGACCTGCACTCGCTGTTCCTGCCGCGCATGGTCGAGGCCGGGTTCCGCACGGACAAGGAAGAAGCCGACACGCTCGAGGAAGTGTTCGAGCAATACGACGCCGCAGTGCGCGGCGAAACCCGCATCCCGGAACTGGCGGAGGCCGCATGACGGACGCGGTAATCGTGCCCTGCGTCCATCTCGAGGATGCGCGCCTTGATCCGAACATGGCGATGGGCGGCTTCGATCTGCACGGTCTGAGCTGGAAGAGGCCGAGCGGCGCGGGGATTTTCCGACCGATCGGGAACCCCGTCATCCAGAACATTGCAGTTGGCGAAGCGCTGCCGCCCGAGCCGATGTTCACGCTCACGCAGCGTGCCGCGCAGGTGCTTTTCGACGCGCTATACAAAGCGGGGCTACGTCCTTCAAGCGGTGAAGTGAGCGACGCGCATCGCGGTGAATTGGCAGCAGTGCGCGCGCATTTGAACGACATGCGAGCGCTCGCGTTTCGCGACTTCATACACACGGGGCCGGACGTCCCGCTAAAAATCGACCTTGATGAGATGGTGATCTGATGGATGAAAAAGAGTTTAAAGCGCTGCAGGCAACGATGCCCTGGCGGCATCACATTCTGCCAGCGCAGCGCGGAATGATTGGCGGCCAGATCGTGGTCCTCAACAACCAGAACCAGGAGGTGGATCTGCTCACGATGTGCCGCTTCCTGGAAGTCATCACCAACAGGCTGGCCATCAAGCCGGCGCAGGAGAGCGCAAATGCGTAAAACCATCGTCACACTCACCGGCCCGTCCTGCGCAGGCAAGACGACGCTCGAGGGTCTGCTCAAGGCCGAAGGGCTCATGAACCTTATCAGCACCACGACCCGGACGCCGCGCGAGGGCGAGAAAGACGGCGTGAATTACTACTACCGCGACAAGAGCACCTTTGCGCGCCTGGTCGCGCAGGGTGCCTTCATCGAGAACGTCATCTTCGGTGGCCACCGCTACGGCATCACGGGCAGCGAAGTGACCCGGGCGTTCGCGGCGGGCAAGGACGTCGTGCTGGTGTGCGAGCCTGAAGGCATGCGGCAGATCGCCCACTGGGCAAAGAAAAACGGCACTCCGCACATCGCGGTCTACGTGGATAACCCGCCGCACGTCATCGCCGAGCGATTCATGAAGCGCGCCGGCATCGATATCGCCGAAGCGATGATCCACAAAGACCCACAAGCCGCGGCCGCGGTGACGACCGGCTACAGCAAGCGGCTTGCGGAGATGATGACCACCGAGCGCTCGTGGATCAACCTGATCCGGGATGCGGAGATCGACGTCTATCTGCCGGCGTTCAATGCCGACAACCAGGAAGCGTGCGTGCGCCAGGTGCTCAACCGGCTTAACGGCAAGGTGATCGCGCTGCAACGCGGGGCCGCGGCATGAGATACGGCTTGGTGTTCCTCGCGAGTTACGCGGTCCTCGCCTACACGATCGTGCAGCGCGCCGAGAATGAGATTCAGGTGGCGCTGATGATGGGGCTCGCGCTCCTTGCGGCGTTTGCTTTCGGGCTTTGGCTCGTGAGTGAAAAGCTTCGCACGATCCGCAAGCTGCGCGAAGCCATCGATCAACTGCAGGCGGAATCGGACAAGCGTCGAGAGATTCTCGCCCGGCTCCATGCCTCGATGATGCAGGACCAGCAGCGATAACCCCTGTGATATCTTTGAGCGCCTCTGGAGAAAGAAAATGCAGGCGCTCAAAGACGTCGGAGAGATCACCGCTCTCCTCAGTAACACCCCGCTATCGGCATCCCCGCTTTGGGACAAGCCGCTGGACGAACTTCACCCGGCTCAGCTACACGCATTCCTCACACGACTGACCCTCGACGGGCACGGTGAAGAAGCGCGCCGGATTGCAGAAGTCGTCATGGCGCAAATACACGCGGTGCAGACACCCGCTCTAGCGGTGCCAATTCTCGGGTTTGCTATACCGCAAGAACGCATGACGCTTGGCGAGCTTCGCGCGGGTCTACAGACACTCACACGACCGCGCCCCGCTGCTGTGCTGTTCGGCCTGGAAGCGGATCTGGAAATCGACAGCCTTATCACGCTAAAGTGGGACCGTGCCAACGAACTGCGCCAAAGCGGCACGCTCTCGAAGATGGCACACGACGTGCTCAGACTCACACCACGCCATCTGGGCAGCCCGTATGTTTTCTGGCAAGAGATCAACGGCGCCGTCGCGCCGCTCTTCGGTCTCTCGCTGGAGCTGGCCGACGTGTTCGATATGGAGTGGTCAGAGTTGCGCAACGCCTACCGCACGATCATCAAGCTGGACCCGGATGCCGAGCGGCTCATGTGGATTACCTAAATCTAGGATGCGCACATGCCGCGCGCTCTGCAAGCACCAGGTGTTGCCAAGAAGCTGAGCGTTCGGACCAAGCAGCCTGGGGTGCCGCTCGTTCAGCCCATTGAGGCGCGCGACCTGATGTTGGCAACCCTGCGTCGAGCGCCATTCTCCCTCGACGGGTGGATATTCGAATGGAAATATGACGGTTTTCGCTGCCTGGTCACCAAACGGCAGGGCGTCGTCGGCCTCACATCCAGGCCCGGCAATTCGTTGAATCGCGCCTTCCCCGAGATCGTCGCTGCGGTCGCCAAGATACCCGGTGACTTCACATGGGATGCTGAGCTGACAGTGGATAAATCCACCGGGCATTCCGACTTCGAGAAGCTCCTCTCCCGATCATCCACATCAATCGTCTCGCGTGTGTTGGCAGCCTCGATCGCGAGCCCCGCGCGGCTCTACGTGTTCGACATTCTGACGCTCGGCAATCGGGACCTGCGTGGGCTGCCATTGCTCGAGCGCAAAGGCTTTCTGCGCGAGAGCTTCACGGACACCAAGACGCTGGTCTTTGTGAATGGGATTATTGCGGCCGGCGAGTGGGTCTTCGAGCAGGTCGAGGCGCACGGCTTTGAGGGGATGGTGGCGAAGCGCCTGGATTCGCTCTACCAGCGCGGTCGTTCAAATGAGTGGCAGAGATCAAATACGCCGGCTATGGCCGGCCCGCCGCGCTTGGATTCAGGAAGAGCTAGGGATAGCGTCGCCGCGCGTGCAGCACGTTGACGATGAGGATGCGGTCGGTTTTGATTCGATAGACGACGATGTAATTCGGCAGCACCACCATTTCCCGCGTATTCGGCACACGACCCTCGCGGTAGACGTAGGGATGGTCGGGAAGGGCCGCTGCCGCCGCGACGATCGCCTCGAATACGAAGTCGGCCGCCGTGACACTCTCTTCTTGGATTCGTTCGTGAATGGCATCGAGCCGGCGCATTGCGCGCGGTTGCCACTCAACGAGCATTGCGTGCCTGTTTCCGCTGCTCGATACGCTCGCGCATTTCCGCGACGGCCTGGTCGTGCGGGACGCTCGGTGCATCCTCGTCAAGCGAAGCCTGCACCTCAGCCCGGAACCATGCGTCGTAGGCTTCAGCCTCTTCGAGACTGTCGTGCTCGGTAAGAGCGGGGTCGATCGGAATTCTTCCCATGAGAGTCACCTCTTTTCGTGCGTCAATGATAGCGCACCCCCGTTGGGGCGTCACCGCGAGCCGCAAATAGCCACTGAATCGCCTTTCGCACGCCACTTAAGAAATGTCGCAATATGGCGACACTTGTAACCGAAAGTAAGCGAAATGTGCGGCGCACCACATTGCGATCAAACGTTTGCACCTACCATGCATTCACTGACCGATAACAACCGCCCGAACCATAAAAACCAACGATTCAGAGGCAGCAGGTCATATACGAGAGAAACACCATCAGGGCGGTAACGGGGGTTCCCACCTTGATTTCACGGCCCGACTTTTGTCGGGCCTTTTACTTTGGCTCGGCTTCCAGACTGTCGAAATTCAGCAAGCTCTGAACGTAGTCGCAATGAAGCTGGCGTTTGAGGCGACGATGCTCATTTAACTTTGAACCGCTGGTTCACCTAACTCTGAACTATCTCGATCTTGATTCGCTTAACTTTGAACGTTCTGCCCGGACTTACAACGTCAGAAACAGCATGCGCACCTTCGGCAGACCAAGCCGTTCAGTGTTCACCGGAAAGCAGCCGATGCGCTGATTGCCATCGGCTGGCCTAGCTTCCCCGCCCGGTCGTCGCCTACGGCAGCGACCTTCAAACCATGAAAACAAGTGGTCGTCTACGAACTGTTCCAACCAGTTTGAGGGCAGAGGTTCCAAAATCTTCAGTTTGTGCCAGGCTTTACCATGCCGGACAGTCCTGCGTGTCCGGAGGAAGTGCCCACCCAAAAAAGGTTGTTATGTCGTCCAGGTGATGGGCGTTCGGTGTCACGACACCATTGTTTCTGGACCCTGTGCCCACGTAGAGCTGTTGTGCATTGGGAAAAGTTGCGTTCAGAGCAAGCATTCCAATGGATTGCGTCGCGTCGTAGTTGTAATCTTTGTCTCTGGATATGACGGCCATATTTTTCGGCCCGACTCCGACATAGGCTTCCACAAACTGATCTTTCGGAACGGCAGAATAGTAGTCGATGGTATACCCGAAAAGACAAGTCTTATCGCCCATGTGGTTCGGGTTGGTTGATGCCACACCGTTATTCTTTGGGCCAATTCCCACATAAATAGGCCTTCTCCGGACGTATGCGCTGTCGGCCCATGTTGCAAAGGGTGCAAGTGCGAGCGCCGCGACTCCATAGAAGGGCAAACTTAGAACGGCTCTGCGGCGGCGCATTCGCGAGGTGGTCGGGCCGGCGATCGCAAGAGATACATAGGCCACGGCAGCTTCATTGCTTTTCATTCTCGCCTCCTATGGAAACATCTAAAAAGTCTATTCGCTTGTCGCCTAGCCGCGCGCTACGAACTCTTTCAAAGTAGGAGGCGCCGCTTTCGGCAAGCCTTCAGCCATTAAAAATTTATTGAGTTCCGTTCGGTGCCTCACTCTTCTATAGACACCGATTGCGGTGACGCAGAATGCGACGTTGCTCGTTGCTTTGTGATCTCCGTGTGCCCATGACCTTTACCCCGATTGTTAAACCTGTCAGTTGGGTGCTCGGCACCACCAGGACTGCGCATAAGCAACGCCGGCGATTACCTCGAACCCGCTGAGCACGAACCCGTTCGGCCCCATCCACGATAGCGTTGCATCGTGCAGTTCCGCAAGCGGCTGCATCTCATTGGCGGCGGGAATCTGAAACCGCGCGATGTTTGAATAGCGATTGAGCTGGTTGGACATGTTCTGCACAACCACTAGATCGCCGGTTACCGGCTCTGTCGTCTGGATTTCCTGCTGAGATAGCGCTTTGCCACGGCGAAGCCTGGGCGTGACCTTCATGCGCATTTAAGTATCCGATGTGTCGCGAACCGCGAGTTACTGCCTGAGAACTAAAGGCCTTGAAATACTGTATAAAAAAACAGTATCATAGTCAACACGAGGTGACTGAAAGACGATGCCAAACGCTGTCGAGCTCTTTCCGAGATCGCGAGCCGATCGTCCACTATGACGGCCGCTTTAGAGGCCCCTACGCTGCGCCACTTCGCGCGTTTGGGGCCGGAGGGCACAGTGAAGTATCTTGTCGTGAGAAAGCAATATGGACCAAGCCAAACTCGACTACTGGGTCAGTTGTGCGGAACGAACGAGGGAGAGTCCGGATCGCGAGGACTTGCCGCTGGTGGTTCGAAATTATTCGTCCGACTCAAAGCTCGCTGACGCGATAATTGTGCGTGAGCACATCCTTATCAGTCACATTGTCGACGCCGAGCTCGGCGAAATGTCGCTAGCGTGGATTGACCCCTCGGGAGATGTGGACCGCGGTCGGATCGGCAGCCACGCCTTTTTGGGCGATACCGATATTGAGGCTGCATTGCTCTGCTATGTGAGCGCGTGTTTCGGCGAGGCGTTACCCGTCTATATTGAGAACCCGGCGCCTGAATTAGACCGGTTATTCAACTGACGTCTTCTCAACGCCGTCAATCCCCTTATTGGGAGACGCGCGGACGCGAGGGCAGGTAACAAAAATGGTGACAGTGGGACAGGCGAGGTGAAAATTTGCCCACTCATCGGAGACTTCGCGCTCACGAATTAGAGCTGCTAGACTTCACCCGAAGCGTTTCTTGCAGCGCGGTTTTGTCGAAGCGCCAAGGGATCGACGGCTCGCCGACCGCCCCGCGCAGATGTCTCACAAATACCTTGCGGGAGATCTCCCGGCCGCCCAGGGACGCCAG